TGTCAATCAAATACACCGAGCGACTGGCCGAAGCGGGCATCGAGCCCTCTGTCGGCAGCGTCGGCGACAGTTATGACAATGCGCTTGCTGAGACGATCAACGGCCTCTTCAAAGCCGAAGTCATTCACCGCCGTGGCCCGTGGCGCAGCTTCGAAGCCGTCGAATATGCAACCCTCGAATGGGTGGACTGGTTCAACAACCGCCGCCTGCTCGAGCCGATCGGGAACATCCCGCCCGCAGAAGCCGAGGCAAACTTCTACGCAACTCTGGAAACAGAACCCATGGCCGCGTAACTAACCGAAATCAGCCTCCGGAGAACCCGGCGCGGTTCAAGGCCCGCGAGACGCTTGAGACAGATGGAAGCAGCCGCGGCGGTCACGGAACCGCCTCGGCAAAGGATCGCGGGAGGCCCGAATGGCCCTCTCGCTGGTAAAGATGCCGAAGCCGGTCCGGGCGGAACCCCGATCCGGACCGGCGGCGGCGGCGCCGGGCGCCGGGGCATTCAATCCCGTCGCCGCCCGCACCGCCTGGCTTGACGCGATCCGGGCACTGGCCCGGGCAGCGGCGCAAGCCGATCACGACGCGGCCACCCGGACCACCGGGCGGCCGATCCCGCAGAAGGACTGAGGAGGAAGAGCGATGACGGACCAGCTGCGCGCGGCGATCTATGCGCGTTTTTCGACGGACATGCAGCGCGACGCCTCGATCGAGGACCAGATCCGGTCGTGCCGGGAATACGCGTCGCGGCAGGGACTGAAGGTGGTCGAGACCTATTCGGACCGGGCCGTTTCGGGGGCGAGCCTGATGCGCAGCGGCATGCAGAAGCTTCTGCGGGACGGGCGCAGCGGTGCCTTCGATGTGGTGATCAGCGAGGGGCTGGACTGTCTGAGCCGCAACCAGGCGGACATCGCCCAGATCTACCAGAGCCTCCTGTTCGCGGAAGTGATGATCGAGACGGTGAGCGAAGGCCAGATTTCGGAGATGCACATCGGCCTCAAGGGCACAATGAACGCGCTTTTTCTGAAGGATCTGGCCGTCAAAACCCACCGAGGTCTCACAGGCCGGGCGCTGGCGGGCAAGTCCGCCGGAGGCCTGACCTATGGATATTCCGCCGTGCACAAGATCGCCCCGAATGGCGACCCGATCCGGGGTGACCGGACTATTAACAATGAGGAAGCGGCCGTGGTGCGCCGCATCTTTCAGGACTACGCGAAGGGGATTTCCCCAAAGAAGATCGCGGAAGCGCTGAACGTGGAAGGCATCCCCGGGCCGCAGGGCGGCGAATGGGGGGCCTCGACCATTCACGGCAACCGCGAGCGCGGCACCGGGATCCTGAACAACGAACTGTATGTCGGCCGTCAGATCTGGAACCGCCTGCGCTATGTGAAGGATCCGGCCACCGGCAAACGTGTTTCTCGTCTCAACCCGGAGAGCGACTGGGTGATCACCGAGGTCCCCGATCTTCGGATCATCGATGATGCCCTCTGGGAGAAGGTCCGGACGCGCCAGGGTGCGCTGAAGTCGAAGGAGACAGGCGTTCCGGTCTGGGACCGGCGCCGTCCCCGGACGCTGTTTTCGGGTCTTATGGAATGCGGCTGCTGCGGATCGGGGTTTTCCAAGGTGCAGAAGGATTCATTCGGCTGCTCGGCCGCCCGGAACAAGGGCAAGGCGATCTGCACGAACATGACGACCATCAAACAGACGGATCTGGAAGCCCGGGTCCTCGACGCGCTGGCCCATCACCTGATGGACCCGGAGGCGGTCGCGGCCTTCTGCGAGGCTTACACGGCAGAGCGCAACCGGCTCGCAGCGGCGGCCACGTCATCCCGCACAACGATGGAGAAGGAACTCGCCACCACCAAGCGCGACCACGCCAAGCTGGTGGACGCGATCATCGCAGGCGTGCCCGCGGATCAGGTGAAGGACAAGATGATCGCGCTGGACGCGCGGCGGAAGGAGCTGGAAGCCCAGATAGCTCAGGCCGACGCGGCCCCTGCCCCGGTTCGGCTGCACCCCAAAATGTCCGAGACCTACCGGGAGCGGGTCGCAGCGCTGATCCAAGGACTGGCCGACAGGGAGGGGATGGAAGAAGCCCGCGAGGCGATCCGGGGGCTGATCGAGAAGATCGTGCTGACCCCGCGCGCGGAGGGTCCCGGCCTGACGGTGGAGCTCCACGGCGCGCTGGCGAGCCTGCTCCTGTTGGCTACGGGGGCTCCGGTCCATCAGGTCGCCAGCATGGCTTCTGTGGCCCAAAACGACAAAAGCTCCGCGGGAGCGGAGCTACAAGGTGTTGATATCGTTGACAAATCAATGTTGGTTGCGGGGGCAGGATTTGAACCTGCGGCCTTCAGGTTATGAGTCGTGCCGAACGAAACATGAACAATTACTCGGAACCGCGATTTCTTGCGCAATTTCCGACACTTGCCGATCCCGGAACTGAGGCCCCGCTGCGCACGATCTGTCGGGATTGCGCAGCGTTTTTCGGCCTCGTGCTTCCATAATGCTTCCAACAGGCCGAGACCTGATTTTCCGGTAGCACGACCATCAGGCGGCGGTGAGCGACCAGAAGCCGATCTTCCTGCCGTGTTCCTCCTTCAACCGGGCGACATAGGCGTCGTGCGTCTCGAACGCACCGAAGTCCGGGATGTCGCCCGCGAGCCGCGCGCAGCTGGCGAGGTGCTCGGCGGCATAGCGATACCGCTTCGCCCGCGTTCTGGTGAGCGTGAAGTCGATCATCGCGCGGAGCACCAGTGTCGCGGCCAGCGGCTGACGCTCTGACAGGGCCTCCGCCGCGGGGGCAAGATACTCGTAGTGGTCGCCGTCGATCTCGTCGTGCCGGGCCACCAGGAGTTCGGCGGCGCGATCCAGCGCTGGCCAGTCGAGGAAGAATTGCAGGGCGTGAAGAAGGCTCGGATAGGCCATGGCGTGCGCCATCGCCCGCTCCTCGGCCTCGATGTCGTCGAAGTCGGGCAGCCGCTTGAGATAGGCCCGCAGGTAGCTGTCGGAGAGCGTGCGCTCGAAGCAGTCCCACCGGAATGCCTGCGCCTCCTCGCCGCGACCCAGCGCCTCCAGCGTCTGCAGGCGAATGTCCTGCCATGCCAGCGGAACCCGCAACCCGTCGCCAAGCTCCGCGCGCTCGAGGAACTCCAGCGCCTCACCCGCCCTGCCGGCCGCGAGCAGGCGCTGCGCGATCTCGGCCGCGATCTGCGGCACCTTGCGGGTCTTCGGATCGTACTGGGCGATGAAGCCGTCGACGTCTCCCTGCGCGTCGGCGATGTCCTTGAGCGCCATGGCGACCGTGCTCGCGCGCTCACGCGCCCGCATCTCGTGCTCGTAGGTGGTGCCGCCCGTGCCCCAACCCACCGCCTTCCATTGGTCCTTCGGCGGCACCGGCACAGGCGAGCGACCCAGTTCTTCGGCTAACGATTTCATGGCTGCCAACCCCTCTTCGCCGAGCGCCGGCGCCATGATCCCGACTAGGCCGTCATACTGGCCATAGCCGTTGTCCTGAAGCGCATCGAGAACAGTGCCGGCGAGCGCCTGCGGATCCGGCCGGACCTTCGCGGCGAGCTGACCCAGATCGGCACACGCCTGGTGGAAGATGCCGATGACGGTGCCGCTGGAGTCGTCGCAGCGCTCGAACACCGGTGTGGCGAGCGCCATGAACCGCCACATGAGCGCCAGCGCCTCGTCCGGATCGGCCGGCTCGATCTGCTCGACGATGGCGCGCCGCTGGGTTTCGAGATCTGTGACCAGCGCCTTGCGGTTCTTCCAGGTGATGAAGCTGCGGGCCCGGGCGATGCTTGTCAGCCGTTTGGTGATCTCCCTCGCCGCCTCCCTCGGGCTCTGGGCGCCCGCCAGCGCGAGCCGCAGCTTGCGCTTGGCCGCCGCATTGCCGGTGCTGACCTCGATCAGCAATTGCGCCAGGCGCTCGGCGCCCAGCGCTTCGAGGTTCTTCGCATTGAGGGTGGTCTTGGAAGCCATCGGATCGCCAGTTTCTTTTAGCCGAGCCTATCAGCGGTCCGCGGGGGCCGGAACCTGCGTTCTGATTCGCTGGGCTCGTCGATTTCCCGCGCCAGCGCGCCGAAACGCCTTGCGCGGAAACGCGAGGCATTTCCTTTTTATTCGCGATTTCAATGTGTTCGTTGACTGTCGCCCGCGCTTCAGCACTGTGGAACGGCGAAAGAACCACCGAAGAACGCCATGCCCAAGATCACCAAACGCCTCGTCGACGCCGCAGAATCCCGCTCCGCCGAATACTTCGTCTGGGACAGCGAGATCCCTGGCTTCGGGCTGCGCGTGCTGCCAAGCGGGCGCAAGGGCTACGTAGTCCAGTATCGCGCCGGACGCCGGTCCCGGCGGATCAGCCTCGGGCCCAGCACGGTCCTGACCTGCGAGCAGGCGCGCAACCGCGCCATCTCCATCGTCGCCGCCGCCCGCAATGGCGAGGACCCCGCCGCCGAACGCGATGCAGGCCGCAAGGCGATCACGGTGAAGGAGCTGGCGGAGCGGTTCGACAAGGAACACATCGCGATCCGCGTGAAGGCGAGCACGGCCAAGGAGTATCGCCGGAACCTCGAACGCTTCATCCTGCCTGCGCTCGGGCAGCTGACGGTCACGGGCATCACCCGGGCGGACGTGGCGAAGTTCCACCACGACCTCCGCCACATCCCCTATCAGGCAAACCGTTGCCTCGAAGTGGTCTCGAAGATGTTCAGCCTCGCCGAGATGTGGGGCCTGCGTCCGGATGGCACCAACCCGAGAAAGCACATCCGGAAGTACCCCGAGGAGAAGCGCGAGCGGTTCCTCAGCGCCGCCGAACTCCGCCGGATCGGTGAGGTGCTGCGCGAGATGGAGGCGGAGGGGATCGAACTGCCGTCGGCCATCCTCGCCGCGCGTCTGTTGATCCTGACCGGCTGTCGGCTGAACGAGATCATGACGTTGAAGTGGACGTATGTCGATCTGGCCGAGCGCGTCCTGCGCTTGCCGGATTCGAAGTCCGGCGCCAAGGTCGTCCATCTCGGCCAGCCCGCCGTCGACCTGCTCCGCGACGCCCAGCGCATCGAGGGAAACCCGTGGGTCATCGCCGGCACCCTGCCGGGCAAGCGTCTGAGCGATCTCCAGCCCTTCTGGCAGCGCGTCCGCGCCCGCGCCGGCGTGAAGGACGTCCGCATCCACGACCTGCGCCACACCTTCGCGTCCACGGCCGTCGCCTCGGGCCAGGGCCTGCCCATGATCGGCAAGCTGCTCGGGCACACGCAGGTCCAGACCACGGCGCGCTACGCCCATCTCGCGGCCGAGCCGGTGCGGACGGCGGCGGACGCGGTGGCGCAGAACCTCAGGCAATCCTTGGGATAATCGCGCCCCGCCACGTCCCTTTTCGATTGATCGCGCAGTTCCGCGCGGCTACCCTCCGAGAAAGCCCAGAAATTGGGCGCACACAGTTCGCGTGCGCGCAGGGCTGGGCGGAGGCGCAACGTGGACAGGGACAAGGCTGAACTTCGCTGGGGCATCGAGCAGCGGCTCGAGTTCATCGAGTTCCGCCTGTTCTGGGAGGGGCACGTCAATCGCATCGACGTGATGCAGCAGTTTGGCGTCTCGGTGAACCAGGCATCCTCTGACCTGAACCGCTACATCGCGCTGGCGCCGGACAACATGGTCTACGACAAGAGCGCGCGCACCTATGTCCGCGGCCCAGACTTCGACTGCAAGTTCCGCTCGCCAGACGCAGCGCATTACCTCGCCCAGCTCCGCCTGGTTGCCGATGATGTGCTGGAGCGCGAAGAGTGCTGGATCCCTGACCTGCCGTCCTACGCATCCGCACCAACGCCTGTGCGGGGCGTCGATCCAGTGACACTGCGCTCGGTCGTCGGTGCCATCCGCCGGTCCGAGGCGATCGAGGTGAAGTACCAGTCCCTGTCGAGCCCGGAGCCTCGCTGGCGCTGGATTGCCCCGCACGCCATCGGGTTCGACGGGTTTCGCTGGCATACGCGGGCGTTCTGCCTGACCGACGAATGCTTCAAGGACTTCCTGCTCTCACGGATCCTCGGCATCCGCGGATCGCGGGAGAGCGCAACGTCGGCCAACGAAGATCGCGACTGGCATTCCGAGGTCACCTTGGAGGTCGGCCCCCACCCTGAGCTCTCGGAGTCGCAAGCCAAGGTCATCGCGCTCGACTACGGGATGCGGGGCGGCAAGGCGAAGATCAAGGTGAGGCGCGCGCTCCTCTACTATGCGTTGAGACGACTTGGACTTGATACCGATCCGGCAGCCCGGAAGCCGCAGGATCAGCAGATCGTTCTTCTGAATGCGACTGACATAATCGGAGAACGAGGAAATAGCGCGAGGTCAACGGGCCAATGAAAGACCTTCGCTCCAGCGCCAATCCTCAGCAATTGACTGCGATCAATGCGGCGGAAGGACCTGTTCTTATTATCGCCGGCCCTGGCTCCGGCAAGACTTACACTCTCGTCGAGCGAATTGTTCACCTGATCACCGAGAAGCAGGTTGCGCCAGAGAGCCTCCTGGTCGTTACATTCACTGACAAGGCGGCCCGGGAACTGACCACCCGAGTTTCAAATCGCCTCGCTGAACTCGATATACGCTTCAACCTGAATGAAATGTACCTCGGCACATTTCACTCGATCTGCTTGCGGCTACTGGAAGAATTTCGTGATTTCACCCGCCTGAGGCGCAGTTTCACGCTTTTTGACCAGTTCGATCAGCAGTACTTCCTCTATCAGAAGATCAAGGATTTTCGCGAGCTTGCCGATGCACAGCTAGTAATGGGGGATGACCAAACCGGCCGGTGGGCGCAGTCGGAACAGCTGATGAAGTGGTTGAACAAGGTCAGCGAAGAGGCCTTGGAACCGCATGTTCTTGAAATGGCACCAGATCCGGATGTGCGTGCGCTCGCTCGTTGTTTTCTAAAGTATCAAGAGCTTCTCGAAGAGAATAACTGCTTGGACTTCTCCGGAATCCAGTACGAGGCTCTGCAGCTCCTACGCCGGAACCCGGACGTGCTTGCTCAGCTACGCGACAAGATAACGTATCTGATGGTCGATGAGTATCAGGACACCAATACGATCCAGGAACAGATCCTGCTCCTTCTCGCCGGCGACAGGAGTAACCTCTGCGTCGTCGGGGATGATGACCAAGGCCTCTACCGCTTTCGAGGGGCCACAATTCGCAACATCCTCGAGTTCCCGCAGCTCTTCCCGCCAGAAAGCTGTAAGCAGGTGCGGCTGACGGTGAACTATCGTTCCCATCCAGGGATCATCGACTTCTACAACGAGTGGATGAAGCGGCTGGATTGGGAGGAGCAAGGAACGGCATTCCGCTTCCCGAAGCAAATTCTTCCGCGTGAGGACAGCTTCCCCGACGTGCCGACCGCGGTACGTCTGAGCGCATCGGACGAGAAAGGCGAGAACGAGAACTGGCACGCCGAGGTTCTCACGTTCCTGACAGGACTACGCGACTCCGGCCGACTGACAGACTGGAACCAGGTCGCCTTCCTCTTTCGTTCCGTGAAGAACGACCGCGTTCTTGATCTAGCACGCTTCCTTGAAGGCAACGGCATCCCTGTCTATTCGCCTCGCTCCAACATGTTCTTCGAGCGCGAAGAAATCCGCTTGATGATCGGAGCGCTGATCTTCCTGTTCCCGCAGTTTCCAAAGGTGCGTCAGTGGGCCGAAGGCGCCCAGCTGGCGATCTGGGATTACTACGACCACCAGTGTTTCAAGGCGTTCACGGACGAGCTTCGGAAGCCGGAGAATAGCCGTATGCTTGAGTGGGCCCGGCCGCTCGCAAAGCGCCATGCCGTCCTGACCCAAACCGCCGACTACGCCTTCTCTGGACTGTTCTATCAGCTCCTCCAGTTCCCTTTGTTCTCCCGCTTCCTCGACGAGGATGCGATGCAAGGCGTGGACAAGGGCCGCGCCGCCCGCAACCTTGCCACGTTCTCGAAGCTGATCACCAAGTTCGAGTACCTTCACTACGTCACGGTCTTGAACCCCGAGTATCTCGAGCGCGACCTGCGGAACCTGTTCAATCAGTTCTTCCGCTTCCTAAAGGATGGCGGCATCGGGGAGTACGAGGACGAGGCCGAATACGCTCCGAAGGGCTGCGTCTCGTTCCTGACCATCCACCAGTCGAAGGGGCTAGAGTTCCCGGTGGTCGTGTGCGGCTCGCTGGAGGCCGTGCCACGCAAGCAGCACACCGATCTGGACGAGATCCTCGAGGACGGCGGATACCTCTCGAAAGCGCGGTTCGAGCCCTTGGACCGCATCAAGCATTTCGATTTCTGGCGCCTCTACTACACTGCGTTCTCGCGGGCGCAGAACCTGCTGGTCCTGGCCGCACAGGAGCGGCACGGAAAGGGGCTCGGCAAGTCACCCTCGAAGTATTTCGAGGACGTCTTCCACGCCCTTCCGGACTGGCGGACGGTCGACCTGACCCGGTTCACCTTCGAGAAGGTGAAGGAAATCAACCTCAAGCGCGAATACTCCTTCACCTCGCACATCACGCTCTTCGAGAACTGCGCCGAGCAATACCGCTTCTTCAAGGAGCTCGAGTTCGCCGCCATCCGCGTCAGCCCGATGCTGTTCGGCACCCTCGTCCACCAGACCATCGAGGACATCCACAAGGCCGTCCTGCGGGGCGAGGAACACACGGTCACGCCGGACGCCATCGACGCATGGTTCTCCACCAACTACGCGATGCTGTCGAAGAAGGAACGCGTGTACCTGGCGCCCATCACCCTGGAGGCCGCGCGCCGTCACGTCATGCGCTACTACGAGCGCGAGAACGGCAACTGGGACAGGGTCAAGGAGACCGAGGTCGAGATCTCGCTCGTCAAGGACGACTACATCCTCAAGGGCAATGTCGACCTGATCCGCGGCGAAGGCGGCACGGTCGAGGTGGTCGACTTCAAGTCCGAGAAGAAGCCCGACATGGAGAAGGACCGCGAGCGCCTGCGCCAGTATCAAAGCCAGCTCGAGGTCTACGCCCACCTCATCGAGGAGCGGACCGGCCAGAAGGTCAGCCGGATGCACCTCTACTACACCGGCGAACAGGACGGGAATCCGTATGTCAGCTTCGCCAAGGACGACCGGGCGATCGGCAAGACGGTCGCCCGCTTCGACGAGATCGTCCACCGCATCGAAAGCGCGGACTACCGGATCGCCGCGCGGCCCGACCGGCTGTGCGAGAACTGTGACATGCGCGCCTATTGCGACGCGAAGAACTGGAATTTCAGGGAAGATGACCGATGAGTGATGTGAGAACCGATCAGACCGCGATGGACCTTGGCGCCGAGGCCGCCAGCATGGAGAGCGTGGAGAAGTTCCAGTTCGCGCCGATCAAGGGCTACCCGATGCTGAACTGGCGCGGGAAGCGGCCGTTCACCTCCACCCAGTTCTTCCCGGCGCAGCTGAAGGAGGTCCACGGACCGGAAGTCGATGGGTGGCGGAACAAGATATTCTGGGGGGACAATCTCCAGGTGATGAGCCATTTGCTCAAGAAGTTTCGCGGCAAGATTGACTTGGTCTACATTGACCCGCCCTTTGACTCGAAGGCAGATTACAAGAAGTCAATATCGCTCAGAGGGAATAATGCATCAACCGATTCTACCTCTTTCGAGGAAAAACAGTACACAGACATTTGGTCAAATGACGAGTATCTGCAGTTCATGTATGAGCGGATCGTCATGGCGCGGGAACTTTTGTCCGAGACAGGGGCAATCTATTTGCACTGCGATCCGCGCAAGGGGCCGTTTCTTCGCCTGATACTAGATGAAGTATTCGGAGCTGGAAATTTCCGCAACGAGATAATCTGGCACTATAAGTTTAGAATGATGGACAGCACTGAGCAGTTCAACAAAAAGCATGATAACATATTTTTCTACGCCAAGACGGCTGCGACCCAGATCAAAATGCCAAAAGAGGAATGGACGCGCGAAGACCTCATCAAGTCGCGCAAACAGGAAATCATTGTTGGAGACGATGGCCGGGAAATGATCTGGATGCCCGGACAAAAGGGCAATTCTAAAAGCCGGATGGTTCCGTTGGACGAGATTCTTGCCCGCGGAAAAGCGATCGATGATGTGTGGGAAATTCCTGTCATTAGCAGCAGCGCTCATGAGAGAACTGGATATCCCACACAGAAGCCAGAAGCGTTAATTGAAAGAATCGTTTCTGCATCGGCACCGGAAGGGGGTCTTGTTTTTGACTTCTTCATGGGTTCCGGCACAACTCAAGCGGTAGCGATGAAACTAGGGCGTCGCTTCATTGGCGCGGACATCAATCTCGGCGCGGTTCAAACAACAACAAAACGGCTCAGCAATGTTGCGGATGAGTTAAATGGGCAGCTTCCTGACTCAGATATTAAAATTTACAGTGGCTTCGAAGTCTATAACGTCAATCAGTACGACATCTTCCGAAATCCTATTCAAGCCAAAGAGCTTCTACTTGGGGCGCTCGAGGTACAGCCGCTCGAGTTGAGCACAGTCTTTGATGGGGAAAAGGATGGTCGGATGGTCAAGATCATGCCGGTCAACCGCATCGCCACCCGTGCAGACCTGAACGAGCTGATCGCTGGCTTCGACTACAAGGCCTGGGAACGCCGCCAGTCTGAGCACCCGAACCGGCCGGTGGAGAAGCTCATGCTCGTCTGCATGGGGCACGAGCCCGACCTCGCCGCCCGGCTCAAGATGGCCGCGACGCCCTACAAGATCGATGTCGAGGTGGTCGACATCCTGCGCGACAAGGCCAACCTCGAGTTCCGCCGCGACTCCGAGGCAAGCGTTGTCATCAAAGACGGCGAGCTGGTGGTGGAGCGCTTCTACCCCATGAACCTGCTGCAGAAGCTGTCGATGCAGAAGGAGACGGTCGAGGACTGGCGCGAGCTGGTCGAGAGCATCCTCATCGACTGGAACTACGACGGCGCCGTCCTTCAGCCCGCCGTCGTCGACATCCCCGGCAAGACCGAGCTCGTCGCCGGCCGCTACAAGGTGCCGGCCGACGCCGGAACGATCCGCGTGAAGATCACCGACCTCCTCTCCGAATCCTGGGAAGGGAGCGTGACCAATGGCTAGGCGCACCAAGGCGGTCAGCGCGTCGCTGGACTTCGCCTTTTTCCAGTTCCTGTGGGAGTTCTACCGCGGCAACCGCGGCACGATCCGGACGCATTACAAGGAGCTGACCCGCAAGTTCCTGGACTTCAACAACCCGGACAAGAACCCCAAGGCCTTCCTGCGCCAGCCGCAGTACGAGGCACTGGAGATCTATGTCTTCTTGAAGGAGTTTATGGACAACGCGAAGGTCGAGGAGATCTTCAAGGCGTGGTTCGAGAAGACCGGCCGCTTCGCCGGCCGCCAGGAAGGCGGCATCATCGGCGGCGACGCGCGCCAGGGCTCGATGTTCGATGCCGTGACGCAGGACCAGTACAAGGCCGTCTTCGCGGCCATGCGGAAAAACTCCCGCATCTACCCGAACTACATCTTCGCCCTGACCATGGGGACCGGCAAGACGATCCTTATGGCGACATGCATCTTCTACGAGTTCCTGCTGGGCAACAAGTTCGAGAAGGACAAGCGGTACTGCCACAACGCGCTGGTCTTCGCCCCGGACAAGACCGTCCTCCAGTCACTGAAAGAGATCGAGTCCTTCGACCTCGCTCTGGTCGTTCCCCCCGAATACGTGAACTTCCTGACCACCCACCTGCGCTTCCACTACCTCGAGGAGGCTGGCACCTCGCTCAGTACGCTGGACCGGTCGCGCTTCAACATCGTGGTCTCGAACACACAGAAGATCATCCTGAAGCGCCGCCACAAGGAGAAGACCCCCCTGGACGCGCTGTTCGGCGCGACCCCGGACACGGTGACAGCGTCCGGGGTCTATGGTGACGCGGCCGACCTCTATGCCTGGGACCAGCCCGAAGAAGAGGCCGAGCTCACCACGAACCAGCGGTTCGAAAAACTGTGCCGCCTCGAGCAGCTGGGCATCTACGTGGACGAGGCACACCACGCCTTCGGCAAAACGCTCGCCAAGGACATGGGGATCGGCGCCAAGGAGACTGACACGAGCCTCCGCACCACCATCGACCAGCTTGCCGCCAATCTGAACCGCGCCGGGACGCGCGTTGTCGCCTGCTACAACTACACCGGCACGCCGTACGTCGGGAAAGAAGTGCTGCCCGAGGTGGTCTACGCGTACGGGCTGAAGGAGGCCATCGACAAGGGCTTCCTAAAGAAGGTCGTCCTTCACGGATACCGAAACACCCGTACGGACGAGTTCGTCGACATAGCCGTCGAGCAATTCCTTGATGAAACTGACGATCTGAAGCCTGAGGGCATGCTGCCCAAATTGGCCTTCTTCGCAGCCACGATCGAGGAACTAACCAAGGAACTCCGCCCCGCGGTCGAACGCGCCCTTGCCAAGAGAGGCGTTCCAACGTCCCGCATCCTCGTCAACGTCGGCGACGAGAAGTTGACCTCGAACGACGACATTCGGGAGTTCAACCGTCTGGACACCCCGGACTCGGAGAAGCAGTTCATTCTGCTCGTAAACAAGGGGCGCGAGGGCTGGAACTGCCGGTCCCTATTCGGCGTAGGCCTCTTCCGCGAGCCCAAATCCAAGGTTTTCGTGCTTCAGGCCACCATGCGCTGCCTTCGCGCCATCGGCCAAGCCCAGCACACCGGGCATGTGTTTCTCTCCGACGACAACATGGAAATTCTCAACGACGAGCTGCAGCAGAACTTCAGGATCAGCGCCGCCGAGCTGCAGAACGTCGCCAGCGACAAGGAGCGCGTCCAGGTCAAGGTCATCGAGCCCCCCGTGAAGATCAAGCTGGTGCGGGTGCGCAAGGAATACAATGTCCGCGAAAAAACTGTCACGCCTGGACAGACGCTCTTCCCCGAGCTGTCTGCTCGGGACAAATGGAGTGAGCTTGTCGAGAAATATCGGCTCGTGGAGACGCAGCAGGAAGGGCTCACCCCAAGTGAGGCCGCCCGTGCGTCATCCAGCAGGACGTTCGACCTTACCGAGCGCCGCGAGAAGCAGGTGTTCTCACGCCTCAGCCTTGTGGGAGAAGTCGCTCGGTATCTCAACCAATCGCCATTGGAAATCGAGTCGCTTCTGGATGCCACAACGGAAGGCGTCAATAAGCTCATTGAAATCACTAACGAATTCAACGAGCTGCTCTACGATGAGATCATTCCACGCTTGTTCCGAATGATCTTTGAGCTGGATGAGTCGGAAAAAACGGAAGAGCACGAAGTCGAACTCATCAAGCTCCCGGCGAACGGTTATTACGAGATCACGGCTGCCAAGGACAAGATTGTCCGCAGCACGGACGCAGTGGTGAAGGATCATGAGCGCGACAAGAGCTTCCATCTCGACACCTACTGCTTCGATTCCAATTCGGAGCGAACGCTGTTCTGGGATCTCCTTAGAGAGAAACGAGTGAAAAAGATCTACTTTACCGGCATGCTTACGCACGGTCAGTCGGACTTTTTCATTCAGTATATCGACCCTGACTCACACACGGTTCGCAGCTACTATCCCGATTTTGTTTTTCTCCGCGAGGAGCCGGACGGCAGTGAAAAGTACGTCGTGGTAGAGGTCAAAGGCGATCATCAGGTCGACAATGCGGTGGTTCAGGCCAAGAAGGAATTTGCAGAGCAAATCGCAGTGGCCAGCGGCATGGAATATCAGATTATTAAATCAACCGATGCTGATGCTCGAAATTATCGAGTGCTGCTTTAGGAGCGTCCGTACTGAAACCGAGGTCGATCAATATCTTCCTGCTCGACGGCGACCCGAATGGCATCCGGGTGGCGCAAATTTCGATGTCGACGATCCAGGCGATTGCCTTCCGGCGCAACCAGCTTCGTCGGGTTCGGGAGGCTTTCCCCGAGATCGAACGGCCAGGCGTCTACATCCTGATCGGGGCCGACGAAGACGCGCAGGACCGGCAGCTTGCATACATCGGCGAGTCCGAAGGCGTCGGCGCTAGATTGTCGTATCACAACTCGAATGAGGCCGGTCGCGATGCCAAAGGCTTCTGGACCGACACGGTCGTGCTGATCAGCAAGGACGAGAACCTGACCAAGAGCCACGCGCGCTATGTCGAAGCTTGTCTGATCCGGGGGGTCGTCAGCAATCCCCGTTGGACCCTGCCCAACACGCGCACGCCGTCCGACGACGCGGGCAAGCTGCCGCTCCCCGACCGCGCAGCCATGGACGAGTTCGTGGATCAGACGAAAACTCTGGTTGGGGCCCTCGGCTGGGATCTCTTCCGAGAAGTCCGCGGTCGTGCGCCGGAGCAGATCGCGGAGCAAGAACTGCCAAAGGCTGAACTCCATGAAAGCCCTCGGTTCTTCTTCCGGGGCGACGGCTTCGCGGCAGAGATGGAGATCGGGCCCTCCGGGGATTTCGTCGTCACAGCAGGTTCGAGGGCAAGGGTCCGGACGACGCGAACAATACCGAGAGGGACGGTCGCGCTCCGGAACACCCTTGTCGAGAAGGGCGTCCTCCGCGAGGAAGGTGATTTTCTCGTCTTCACAAGCGCCTACAGCTTCACGTCTGCCTCTGCCGCAGCTGCGGCCGTCATTGGTGCGAGCGCCAATGGCCGGATCCTCTGGAAGCTCCCAGACGGACGCAATTACGCGGATTGGGAGGCAAACCAGGATGCGGCGGGCGATACGTCAGGCCAATTCTGAAGGTTGCGACGGCCCGGGGAACGGTACCGTCAGCATGGCGTGAATTTAGCCGATCTTGCAGCCCCAGAAGGACGTGTGATCGGCGGCGAAATAGCCGTCCGCGACCCGGAAATACCCCTGCAGCTCGACGGTATCGCCGGCAGTCAGCGGGACCATCGTCTGCAGCCAGATCGCGGTGGCGAGCGAGACGTGGGTGGCGGAGATTTCGCCGAGGGAGCCGCGGATTTCGGTGGTGCCGTTCAGGACGAGCCGCCCGCGCATGCGGGCCGTGGCGCTGGCGTTGATCTTGTAGAGCAGCGTCGCGCCGAAGAGGTAGGTGCCGTCAACCGGCGCCACGAAGTGGTTGTTCGCGGCGTCGAAGGCGCCCTGATCGTTGTAGTCGGTGTTGTTGAGGCCGATCTTCGTCCAGGTTCCGACGCCCACGTAGTTGTCGTAGTTCGTGTATGCCTTGAAGCGCGGCAGCCGGGGCTGATCGACGATGCCGGTGGCGTTGTCGACGCTGAGTCCGTCGAAGAAGGTGCTGCCGTCGGCGGAGACCGCCAGCCTGAACCTGTCCGATCCGAAGAGCCCTACAAGCGCCTTGGTCACGAAGCCGGTCTGCAGGGTCAGGCCGAGATCGTCACCCGCAACCTCCTTGTTCATGGTGTAGAACAGATCGCCGGTGCCGCCCTCGGCCACGGTCTTCGCCGTCCAGAGCGCGGCGTTCAGCTTGGCCGAGAACGGGTTCGACGCATCCGCCGTCGTGCCGACGCCCAGCAGCGCCATGTTCTGCAGCGCCGCCGGCGTGGTGCCGATCCAGTTCGCGTCATCATAGACCAGCAGCAGGCCCTCATCCTCTACCCATGCCCGCCAACCGGTCCTCGGTGGCAGGCGGAGCCAGGCGCCGTCCGTCCAGAGCGCGACGCTCAGATCCCAGCCCGCCCAGTCGCCCACCGCGCCGGAACCGACGATGTAGCGGGCCCCGTCCGCCGGACTTGCTGGCGGCTCCGTCAGATCACGGTCGAGGACGGAGAGCTGCACCAGCCCGTCGAGGATCCGCAGCGCCTCGTTGTGGGTGACGTGCTTCTGGGCCTGCGCCGCCAGGATGTAGGGCAGCAGGAGATGGGTCGTGGCGTCGGACATGGGATGGCCTTCAGAACAAGAGCGTGACGGTCTTGGGCGCGCCCCGCCCGACGAGGGCGGAGAGCTGGTAGATGCGGACGGTGAGGTTGTCGCCGGGGCCGAGCGGCGCGCCCCAGTCGGCGGTCTGCTGGGCGGCCGTGTAGGTCGTGCTGGTGGTGGTCGCGGACAGATTCCGTTTCACGGTGGCGCCGTCGAGGATCTCGACCTCATAGGCTTCCAGTTCCTCGGCCAGCGGCACCTCGATCCCGCCCCAGTTTTCGGCGGCCAAGGCACGCGACCGGCGCATCCAGCGGATGGTCAAATCCCCGGGCGAGCGCGGCGTGCGCCATGGCTGCTCTACATGGGCGACGGAGAATGGCCGTAGCCCGACGCCTTCGGGCGTGAAAGTCTGCGCCACATAGGTCTCGTCGCTGACCGGCCGGCTGGCAGGGCCAATGCGCCAGTTCCACGGCAATCCGAGATCAGCCTCGGCGATGGGCAGCGTGGCGAGGCTGTCGTCGAGCACCACGACCCGCGCGTCGGCGGGCGCCGGATTGCCCATGGCGCCCTCGGTGCCGCGCTGGCCGCGCAACAGCCGGGTCAGCCGATACCGGCCGGGCGCCAGCAGTTCCGCCGCGCCCGCCTGAGCGATCTCCCACACGCCGGGCGCGCTCTCGATGGCCAGCGCGTTGGCCCCGCCGAACAGCGTCAGGTCGGTGACGCTTTCCAGCGTGCCGGTGAGCAGATCGACCACCAGCGCATTGCCGAGATCAAAGCGGGATGTCGGCCCCGCGAAGAAGTCGGAGACCAGCACCCCGATCCGGGCGCGGCTGCCGAAGGTGGTCAGCAGCTCGAAGCCATCGGTCGAGGGGCTGCGGAACACCGCCATCTCGCCCGGCCACGGAACCGCGTGCGCGGCGACCAGCGGCCTATGCGCCGGCTGGTCCTCGGTCAGCTGCGGCAGGTCCATCAGCACCGCGTCCGGCGCGCCGAACACGACGGCCCGCGTCAGCGACGCCGCGCGGGGATCGCCGGGCGGCAGATCGTAGGTCGCGCGATCCTGGCGGACCGCCTCGATACCGCGCGCCTCGGCGTCGGCGATGGAGACGAGCCGCAGATCGACCAGCCGCCCGTCATTAGCGAGCCGGATCGCGTCGGCCGGATCGAGCGCGAGGCGCGAGGGCGGCAGACGGAACGCCGCCGTCTCGCGCCCGACCCATGCCTCCATCAACGCGCGGCGGCAGCGCCGCTCAGCCTCCTCGGGCGGCACCGCCATCGGGAAGGACTCGGAGGCGATGCGGGTCGTGTCCACCGCGATGCGCCGCGCCTCGACGAGGGCCGCATCGTAATCCTCGTCGGCACGGGCGACCTGCCATTTCAGCGCCTGCGGCAGTTCGGTCTCCTGGCCGCGCGTCAGTTCCAGCAGGTCGCCCTCGCGAGGGGCCACAAGATCGTCGGGCGCAAGCGTGGCGACGGAGGCCCGCCCGCGCATCACGAAGCGGATCACACCCTCGGTCTCGACGGCGTCGAAGCCGAAGTGGCGCGACAGCGTGGTGATCGAGGCGCGCGGGCTTTCCAGCGCCGTGATGGCATAGCCTTCGACAGCGCCCCAGAGGCCGGTGACATCGATGCGATCCTCGGGCAGCCCGGCGCGCAGGCAGAGATGCCGGACGAGGGCCGCCAGCGACACTGCGCCGAGCCGTCCGGTCAGCCAGTGCCCCAGTCGCCAGTTCGCCCCGTCCGTCCAGACGTCGGTCAGCGCCGGAAAGAACGGATAGGGCCGCGCGTCCCAGGTCCAGGCGGCGCATTCGGGGACATGCACCATCCGGCCGCCATAGACCGAGGACACCGGGTTGTTCGCCGCGGTGCCCCACCAGAGATAGGTCGCCTCGAGATACGCCCGCTGGATCGCGTCATCCCGCCAGCCCCGCGAGAAATGCGGCGTGAAGCTTTCCGACGACTTCGGGTCGAAGAAGACGTTCGGCTGGTTCGTTCCGCGGTCGATGGCGGGACAACCCAACTCGGTGAACCAGATCGGCTTCGACTGCGGCGTCCACTCTGTCGCCGTCCCGCTCTCCACCCCGCCCGGACGGTCGTAATGCGGGTTCGACCACCAGGCGCGCAGATCCTTGTAGCGGAAGACCCATGGCTTCCCTGCAGCACCGTCGGTGATGGGCGTGCGCACCTGGGCGGTGCGATCGGCCGCGCTGGCATAGAACCAGTCGAAGCCTTCCCCGCCCGCGATGTTCGCCTGCAGGTAGGCCCGGTCGTAGATCGCGGGCCAGCCCTCGGCCGCGTCGGTATGCTCGAACCCATCGCGCCAGTCCGACAGCGGCATGTAGTTGTCGATGCCAACGAAATCGATCTCGGGATCGGCCCAGAGCGGATCGAGGTGGAAGAACACGTCGCCCGAGCCGTCGCCCGGCTGGTGCCCGAAGTATTCCGACCAGTCGGCCGCATAGCCGATCCTGGTGCCGGACCCGAGAATCGACCGCACATCCGCGGACAGGTCCCGATAGGCCTGCACCGCCGGGTAGGTGCTGGCGCCCGAACGGATGGTGGTCAGCCCCGGCATCTCGGTGCCGATCAGGAAGGCATCGACCCCGCCCGCCGCTGCGCAGAGATGGGCGTAGTGCAGCACCATGCGGCGCAGGCCCCAGTCACCGGATGGCCCGGTCCAGGAGACCGACTGACCCGAGACGCTGAAACTGGCGGGCGTGGCCGCGCCGAACAGCGCCGCGACCTGGCTTGCGGCCGTGGCGGTCTTGTCCACGGTCCCTGCGAAACCAGCAGCGGGCGAGCAGGTGATCCGCCCACGCCAGGGGAATGCGGGCTGCCCCGTCTCCGCGGCGTTGTCGGAATACGGGTTCGGCAGGCTGTTGCCGGGCGGCACGTCCATCAGGATGAAGGGATAGAAGGTCACGCGCAGCCCGCGCGCCTTCATCTCCTGGATCGCCTGCACCACCGCAAAGTCGGACGGCGTGCCCCCATAAACGGGGCGGTCCTCGTCATCGCGGCTGACCAGGAAGGCATTGGCGCGGCTGACGCCGTTGACCGACCAGCTGGCGGGCGTGGTGGATTTGGCCGACACCTCGACGCCAGGCCGCACCTTGCAGGATCCCGCGCGCAGATCGTCGCCGAACCAGGCGACGACGAGGCTGACGCTCTCGACCGCAGGGGCCATCGCCTGCAGCCGGTCCAGCGCTTCGACCATATCCGTGGAGTCGGCCAGCGCGTTCAGGTTCTCCGGCACCGTCGCGCCGCCATCGGTCTTGCGGATGGCCTGCGTCGCATAGGTGAACTCGCCGGAGGCCGGGATCATGGTGACGGCGCGGGTCAGCCCCTCGGCGGTGTCGGGATCGGCCAGCGGCCGGAACACCTCGAGGGAGAGTTGCGGCAGGCGGTTGCCGTAGGTCGAGAGCGCCAGTTCCTCGAAGACGACATAGGCGGTGCCGCGATACGCGGGAGTGTTCGCCGCGCCCATCTTCGCCGCGATGAACGGGTCTATCGTCTGCGCCTCGTCGCCCGGATACCAGCGCCAGGTGACGCCGGAGAGGTCCATCGGCTTACCGTCGGCCCAGATGCGACCGATGCCGGTGATCGGCCCCTCGCACAATGCGACCGCGAAGCTGGCGTAGTACAGGTACTCCGTCGTTTTGACCTTGCCGCCCCCGCCACCCTTGCCGCCGCCCTGCGTGGTGGTCTTGGTCTCCTCGCGGAAATCCGTCGCCCAGATGATGTTTCCGCCGATCCGCATGCGCCCGTAGAGCCGCAGGATGACCGCGCCCTCCGTGGCCGAGGTGATGCGCAGCGTGTCGAGCCGGGCGCCCTCGATGCGCTGCGTGGGCGCGAGCGACGAGATGATCCAGCTGTCGACGACCGAGCCGATGGTCGAGCCGATGAAACCGCCGATGGTCGCGGCGCTGACGCCGAGGATCGCGCCGCCGATGCTGCCGCCAATGGCGGCGCCAGCGGCACCGAGAACGAGGGTGGCCATGTCGAGGTCTCAGCGTTGCGGGAACAGGAAGGCGAAGGCGATGCGCCGCCGCCAGGATGGGGTGAGCGGCTCCTCGATCACGCCGAGCCGCTCGTAGGCATGGAGGAAGCTGTCGGGCGCGGTCAGGATCCCGACATGCTTGGCGATGGCGCGCGGCTTCATGCGGAACAGCACCAGCGCGCCGGGGCCTGCCTCGGCGGGCGACACCTCGATCATCATCCGCCGCGCGCCCTCGGCCAGAACTTCGCGCGGTCCGGTCTCGCCCCAGTCCCGGCTGTAGGCCGGGATCGGGAACGGCTCGGGGCCGACGACCGCGCGCCAGACGCCCCGCGCGAGCCCGAGGCAGTCGCAGCCGACGCCCTTGAGGCTCGCCTGGTCGTGGTACGGCGTCCCGAGCCACGCGCGCGCCGCTGAGACCACCCGATCCGGATCGGCGGGGATCACAACACGCCCCCGTCGTGGCCGCCGTCCTTCGTGGCGTAGCGGAGCACGGCGTCCTGGCCGGGGATATGCGGGAAACCCCGGAAGTTGGCGGTGTTGGCGAACTTCGCCCCGCAGGTTTCCATCCGCTTGTCGCAGCCCGCACGGATGGTGAATCCGTCGTCCTCGGCGATGGACCGCACCGGCGCCTCCAGCAGGGTCAGGATCGCCACGCCGTCGGTCACCTCATGGCCCAGCACCTCGGTGCGCCGCCCCGCGTTCGCACCGTTCGTCCAGTCCAGCGTGCCGAAGGTGAACCAGCCGGAGGCGAACCCGCCGAGCCCCGAGGCGGTGAAGGCCCGGTCGCGCAGCAGATCGATGACGGCGCCCGCGCCCTTGAACGCCGGATCATCGAGATCGACGCCGCAGCGCCCGTCGCCGAGCGCGGCATCGCAGGTCGCCTGGAACGTCCGCCCGACCGTCTGGCCCAGCACATGGGCGAGCGAGCGGACCTCGGCGACGAAAGCGAGCCGCCCGCGCCGGATCTGACCGATGGCCCCGCGCCGCATCAGTACGCGCTGCCCGGTGTCGGCCCAGTTCACCCGCCAGATCTCGACCTCTGCGTTGTCCCAGCGGCCGTCGAGAATGTCGGTCTCGGTGATCCGGTCGGAGGTCAGCGCGCCCTCGGCGTCCTGCGCATCGACCGACAGGTCCGATCCCGACCGCACCTCGGATGCTGTCAGCCCGCTCTCGGGCTCGAAGTGGGTCCCGTCGAAGCTCAGCGTCCGGTCGTGGTCGGTGAAGCCGAAGGTGACGCCATCGGTGCGGCCGATCCGCCAGCACCAGGCGAGCGTCGTCGTGCCCTCGTCGAGATGGGCCTGCAGAGCGGGATCAAGGGTCTTCATCGGCAGGTTCCCGTCATGCGATCATCGAGATCGGCGATCCAGATTGCCCATTCGGACGGAATGGCGGCGACCGTGTCGACCGGCGGTCGGGCGAGCCGCGCCTCGGCATAGGAGGCGCAGCCGGCGTCACCAGCGCCCATCGTTGTGGCGCAGCCGCTCAACAGGATCGCCAGCGCGGCGGCCGTCGCGAACCGCATCGCGCCCGCGCTCGACGCGCTCGTTCTTGTCTTGCATGGCATCGCGTTCCGCCTCCCGTTTGCCCACGCGCTCCCCTTCCGTGCGCCCCCAGACCCGACCGAGGACGACACCTCCAACCGCGCCCAGAGCCGCGACCAGCCAGATCAGGAGCTCAGCCATCGTCCCGCTCCCCGCGGGCTGCGGTCACGCAGAGGGCGACAACGAAGACGCCGAGGCAGCCGCCCACGATCATTCCTGCGAAGAACTCAATCATCGCCGCGGAACCCGCGCTCGATCCGGTCGCGCAGGCCGATCAGGCCGAGACCGAGGAACATGAGACCCGCGGGCGACGCGTCGCCGCTGCCGGCAAGGAGCGCGACCAGGCGGGACAGTTCGCCGAGCGGCCCGGTGGCGGGCAGTGTGAGGGAGGCGATGCCGGTGAGCATGGCGAGCAGTCCCGCCCACCAGGTGAGCGAGTTGGGGCGGACGTAGCGCATGAGTCAGGCCCTCCGGATCAGCGTGGAGAAGAAGGTGGCCAGCCGAACGAGCCAGCCGGACGGCGCGTCGGGCGCAGGATCGAGGACCGGTGGCCTCGGCAGCGGCGACCGCCGTAGCAGCTCCAGCGCCTCATCCTCGGTCAGTCGGCGGATCGGCCGCGAGAAGTCCACCCGGCCCGTGCGGTCCACGGACCAGACCGGGATCGTGCCGCCGGGATAGCGGCCATGGCGGAACAGGTCGCGCTCCCCCTCCCGGCGGGGGATGACGGAGGCCGGTCGCCGCCAGTTCAGAAACGCGTCGGCGGCTGCAACGCGATTGCCGGCATTGAGGTGGCGGGTCAGCGCAGCCTTGGCGATGCCGCCGGTGTTGTAGTGGAAGCTGACCAGCGCATCGAACTCGTGCGGCGTCAGCGGTACCTTCACGGCGCGCAGGACGGCCGCCTCGTAGCGCGCGAGGTCGGCGCGGAATACCCGGAACGCTTCGCGGATCCCGCCATCGAGATCGGCGGGCATGCCGCGCGGCATGGTGGCGGGATCTGGCGGTCCGGCCGCGGCCGTGTGGCCGATGCCGAAGGTCCAGACCTGTTTCACATCGAGATAGGGTCCGGGCACGAGTCCTTCGTGCCGGACGAGGGCCAGAAGGCCCCGGTCGGTCATGTGCATGGGATTACCGGAGAAGCGAGAGGATCAGGATCAGTGCCGCGACGACGAGACCGATACGCAGGCGGTGAGCGAAGGCCTGCCGAGGGTCGGCGGGGTCGCAGCGGAGAGAGCGCGCGAGGCGGAGAAGGTCATTCATCGCCGCCGCCCTGCTTGGCGCGGCGGAGGCGGGCCAGCAGCATTTCAATGAAGGCCGGACCGAAGACGCCCACGAGATAGGCGGCGGACCCTGCAGCACCGCCTGCCGGGATCGCCTCGGGCGGCAGGCCCATCCAGCTCGTGATGACGGCCATGGAGAGGCTGCCCATCCCGGCCGCGATCAGCCCGCCAAGCAGGATGTGTCGGAGCGCGTCGCGCAGCCGCATCTTCGTGGTCAGCGCATTCGTCGCGCCGCCGAGCGCCCCCCAGGCGGCGAGGATCACGGCGGTCGAGGCCGCGAGTTCGCGCAGCACGGCCGCGACGAAGCTGCCGGTGTCGTTCATCGCCGGATCTCCAGAAGCGGGATGGATGTGATCGAGCCGAGCCGCTCAAGGTCGAGCGTCACGTCGAGCGCGTCGGTGTCGAAGCGGACCGGCACGTCGAACTCGAACCCCGCGGTGATGGCGACGCCAGCGACCGGCGCGGTGCCGAAGGTGACGACGCCAGTGGCGGTGTCGACGGACCAGCCGGAGGGCTGCTCGACCCCGGCGAGCGCTATGCGCACGGTTCCGGTCACCGGCTTGGCAATGGCCCGCGTCCAGGATTGCGCACCGGAGGCGTAGCGCTTCACCAGCTTGAAGGCGGTCGTCGTGCCGTCGCCGGTGCCGATCTCTTGGTCGGTCGGCGACGCCGTGCCCGACGGCAAGCAGGACTTGTGATCCGCCCAATCCTTGAACCGGAAGCCATGTAGGCGCCCGTTGCGCGCCTCGAAGAAGGCGATCACCGCCGCCAGATCGTCGGCGCGGCGGATGCCGTAGGCGACGTCGTAGCGGCGGCGCGAGTTGGCCCAGCTGGCGTTCCTCTCCTCATCGCCGGAGGCGAGCTCGACGATCTGGGTGCGCCGTTCCGGACCACCGCGTGCGCCCCGGCTGATGTTGTCGGGAAACCGGACCTCGTGGAACGCCATCACATGCCCCTCCGCCCGAGCGACACGGCGCGCGCGATGTCGGCCGCGACCTGCGTCCGCGATTGACGGAAGCTCTCGGCGTCGCGGGCCATGATGGTGACGTTGACCCCGCCCGCGCCGTAGGCTTGCGCCTCCCGCCGCGACAGCACCCGCTCACCGCGTTGCAGGATCGCGGGCACCTCGTCGTGACGAAGTCCGGCCATGCCGCCGGAATGCATCCTGGGTGCGGCGGCGAAGGCCATGGCCGGGACCATGCGCGAGGGCCCGGCAGAGCCGACCATCCCGCCCGCGTGGAGGACGTTGGCGAAGATGCCGCCAGCACCGGAGAACACGCCCGAGAGCGCATTGGCGATCGGCCCGAGGATGAACCGCCGCGCCGCCAGCTGGGCGAGATCGGCCAGCAGCGAGGTGACGAGATCGCGGAAGTTCAGCTTCCCGGTCCGGACAAAATCGCCGACGGCGTTCTCGGCCGACTGGAAGGCGCTGACGAGGCTCTGGCCGATGTCGCCGCCGATCTCGCGCGCCTTGGTGGCGTAGTCCGACAGCGCCGCCGTGACCGCCTGCCAGCCGGTGACGGCGGCCTCGGTCGCGGGCTCCGCCGCAGCGACGGCAGCTCCGGCCGCCGCGCCTGCACCCGTCGCGGCGCGGCCGGCTTCACCAAGAGCCGTCTCCAGCCGCTCGGCCGCGCCGGTGGCCTCGGTCAGCGCATCGGCACTGGCCTCGTCGGTCCCGCGCACCGCGTCGCGCAGAGCCTGCCAGCTTTCGAGCGGCGCGCGGGCCCCTTCCGCCAGATCGCGCGCCGCGCCACGGTAGAGATTCGCGGATTCGAGCGCGCGGTTCGCCGCCTCGGTCAGTCCGAGATCGGGCGCGGTGAGCGGGTTGTCCTCGAAGGCCCGGTCGAACGCCGACTGCGCTGCGGTGGTCGCGGCGGTCGCCGCGCCCTCGAAGCGGTTCTCGATCTCGCCGAGGTCGAGGTCCGGCACCAGCGAGATGCGTCGCTCGGACCCGAGCGCTTCCAGCCCCAGGTTAATCCCGCCGATGAAGCCGTTGATGCGGGAGACCACGCCGTTCAGCATCGCCTCGACGCCGTCGACCAGGCTGTTGGCCGCCTGAAACGCCAGATCGCCGATGGCGGCGGGCAGCAGGCCCCAGATCGCCTTGATCGCCTCGTAGGCGCCCTCGAACGTGTTCGCCGCCGTGTTGCCGAATCCGACGACGCTCTCGATGGCGCTCTGCATGCCCGAGGCGGCGTCGGCCTTCAGGTCGAAGAACATCGCCGTGGCGGCCGCGCCCGCCGCAGCCGCGCCCATCCTGATCCTCTCCCAGACCTCGACCGCGAGGTCCTTCAGGAGCGACATGGCCTCGCCGAAACCGCCGGCGCCGGAGACGAGCCGGGTGAACTGGTAGACGAGCTCGCCCGCGCCGACGATCAGCGCCCCGATGCCGGTCCGGATCAGCGCGCCCCTCAGCACGACGAGAGCGGTGGCGAGGCCACGGACGGAGAGCGCGGCGGCGGCCATGCCGGCGACCCATCGGCCCGCGAAGAAGGCCGCGAAGGTCGCGGCGTAGGTGGTCAGGCGACCGATGTTGTCGAAGAGGCCGCGGATCGCGATCCCGAGCGGCCCGGTGCGGCTGGCGACCGCCGCCATGGCGTTGGCGACGGCTTCCAGCGCCGGAGCCGCGGCGACCGCCAGCTGGTTCGACAGCCCGCGCCAGATCAGGCCAAGCCGTGAGATTGCGTCGTTCGTGCGTTCGATTTGGTCGGCATCCTGCTCCGAGACGACCACCCCGAAGGCGAGGACGTCCTCGGTTGCCTGCCGCAGCGTCGCCGTATCGATCCGCGACATGGCGATGGAGCCTTCCTCGCCGAACAGCTGGCCCGCGACAGCCGCGCGCTCGGCCGCAGGCACGAAGCTCTCGATGGCCGCGTTGATGGCGCCCACACGCTGGTCCAGCGGCAGAGCGATCAACTCGGTGGCGGAAAGGCCCAGCCGGTCGAGCGCGTCGGCGGCGGGACCGGTGCCGGCGGCCGCCTGGCTGAGACGACGCGTCAGGTCCTTTGTCGCCTGCTCGATGCCGGACATCGACACGCCCGCCAGCTCGCCCGCGCGCTCCAGCGTCTGAATCGAGGCGACGGTGGTGCCGAGGGACTGCGCGAGCTTGGCCTGTGCATCGACCGTCTGCAGCCCGGACCGGACCATTGCCACACCAGCGGCGGCAGCGGCTGCCACGGCGGCGGCGGCAGCCACAGCTACACGGCGAGAAAACGCCGCCAGCCGGGCGTTGGCCGCTTCCATCTCCCGGCTCAGCCGTCCAAAGCCGCGCGACCCGGCTTCGCCCACGCCCTCCAGCTCGGCGCGCACCTGGCGTCCGCCCACGGCCGCGAGGCGGACGCTGACCCTCTTCTCAGCCATGGGAGTGATCCATCTGTTCGTTGAGTTTGGCGACCATCACCGCTTCGATGACGGGCAGCAGTTCGGCCATGGCGAGCGGCGGCACGCCGAGCGCTTCACCGAGCGCCAGCGCCGCCGACAGGTCCCAGCCGATCACCGCGCCGGGCAGCACGCGCAGCTGTCCACCAAGGCGGCCGACCAGGTCCCAGACCTGCCAACCCTCCGGAGTTTCCGGACGGTTCAGCCGCGCCGGGCAGTCCGGGCAGGTTTGTTCGCGGCCCTCATAGGGAGGGCAGGCTTGGCAGTATCGCTCGCCCCCGCCGAAGGACCATTCGGCGAGAGCGCGGAGGCGTTTTTTTCCTGCTCCAGCAGCAGACCCTTGGAGACGTAGGTCAGCTGGAAGGCCTCGAAGATCGGCCAGACGTCGAGCAGCGCGTCGATGGCCTCGGGGCTCGGCTCGATGGGGTTGCCGTCTGCGTTCCCGATACCGTCCCAGGCCAGCACGGCCCGACGCGCCAGCGCCTTGGCGAAGGCCACGGCGCGCTCCTCGTCGGAGGCCTCCTCGGGTACCGCCTCGACGGCCGGATCGCTGCGCGTCGCCACCATCAGCGCGGTGGTCAGCGGGTGCAGCTGCACCCGGACGCCGGGAGCGAGGTCATGCCAGCGCGGGGCGTTGGTCAGGTCGAGCGTGAGCATCAGTAGGTCTCCACATCGTTCACGAGGGTTGCGGTGCACATCCGGCCGACGACGCTGTCGCGGGCGGCCTGCCAGTCGAAGGTCGCCTGCACGCCCTGCGGCCCGGAAATCTCGATGCGCGGGCGCGGCAGGTAGAGGGCGTGCACGGTGAAGGTGAAGCTCTCGCCCGAGGGCAGGACGTAGGCGAACTCCATCTCGCAGGCCTCGCCGTTGATGGCCTGCGTTACCAGCGTCTGGTCGGCGAAGCGCACCTCGATCCGACCCGTGAGCGCCGCAATGCTTGGGTCCGCGCCATCGATACGCCCGTCCGAGCGGATGGTCTCGATGCGGTCGAGGTTGTTGGCATAGGTGATCTCGGCCGAGACCACGTTGCCGAGGGCGGTGCCATTGCGGGTGATCGCCCCGTTGAAATGGCCGAAACGCTTCAGCTCCAGCGCCGCCGGTGTGCCCGCACTCGTCGTGGTGCCGACCGTCTCGCCCTGCGCTACCAGCCGCGCCGTGGCGGTCAGCAGGCCCGAGCGCTGCATCTGCCAGGTGATCTGGTCGAGCACACAGCCGGAATACATCGCATAGCGCGGCACTTCCGGCATGCCGGTCTCGATCGACATGCTGGGCAGCGTCCAAGACCCCGACTGGAACTCGTGGCTGTACGGGGCGTCTACGCCTGTGGTCGTGGGCGCGCCGAAGGCTGCTTTCAGCCAGAAGCCAAGTGCCTCGGCGTCGAGCGGCACAACGACATCGCCGTCGGCCGTGACCGCGTCCTTGATCGGCGCCAGCGGATCGCGGCCGTAGCCCAGAAGCTCCGAGTTCAGCAGCGGCTGCTCTGCGCCGAGCGAGGTGCTGGCGAAAGGCATGCGGGTGAAGCCGCTCACGGGTGGCGTTCCATAGGTCGTCTCGAACGCAAGCGCCATCAGCGCCCGCGCCCCTTGGGCTCGTGCCATGTTCGTCTCCTGTGGTCGGTTGGGTCAGGCCAGCTGGTCGGCCGTGGAATAGTGCAGCACCACCGGGATCACAGCGGCCTTCAGGCTCGCCGCGCCCTCGACCGGCAGGTCGACCGGGCGCGGCGCTTCAGCCTCGACCCAGTCGCAGAGCCCGCCCAACGTGCGGTCGGCGGCGAGCGCCGTGCCGATGCTGGCGGCCAGCGTGTCGAAGGCGGCGTCACGGTCGGCACCTTGGACCACCGCCTCGATCTCGGCGCTGTGCTGGTAGTGGTAAGCCAGCGACGACAACGTCACCTCGGGCTCACCCGGCTCGCCGTCGCGCAGGATCAGCAGGCCATTGGCCGGCACGCGCTCGGGCAGCACCTCGCCGCGCAGGGCCGTGGCGGGCAGCGCCGAAAGCCGCGCGTGCAGCGCGGTGAGGATGGTTTCGCGGGGTGTGGGCATTTTCTACTCTGCCGGGGGCTAGTGAGCATCAATCATCGTCGTGTATTCGTCGGGATTGTGATCCACTGGATCAGTGAGGAGCCTCAAAGTGTTCTACCTTGATCTTTATCCAGCCAATCCGCCTGGCTTTCATGCACTTTCGACATCCGCCGATTGGCTTCCTTGGCTGATCAGGGCAGTCCCGGCCGGCATTCACCCAGATGTCAGGAGAAGTCTGAAGTCTAACCTGAAACACATCATGGTCGGCCTTGAGATGAAGGCTGGCCTTATCGTTCCGCATGGGGAGCGGGTATCCGGCAGATCAGTGCTTTTCGAGCCCTACTTCCAAATCATGAACTTCGAGTTCAGCGTTGGGGTGTTTTCGGTCTGCGAAGGCCTTGGATCGGTCCATCACCTTGCAGGAATTGGGGACAACGGTGCCACAGGCGCTCGTGTCAACACGAACGACTGGATTGCGGCACTTTGCCATGAGTTCGACCCGACCGGTGCGGCGCAACTTGATGCAAATGTCCGCCGGGTCAAAGAGGTGCGGGACAAGATGCACCAAGATCGGCTTGGCGCACGGGCTGACATTGATTGGCACGACTTCGACTACAACGAGTCGTTTATTCCGTCCCGCGCCGCATTGCAGCCGCTTCTGCGGAGGCACCTTGGTGACGTTCCAGAGCAAACCAATCTACTGCTTACATGATGTCAGCGGCGTCGACGCTCATGCGCCGGACGAACTTCAACGCCCCTCCACCCAATTCGCCACGATAAGCCCCGGCACGCTGTCCAATGCCCGGTCTGCATCCCGCGCGAGGTCCAGCCGCTTCGGCAGCTTGACCTGCGGCACCAGCAGGAAGATCGGCGCGGTGACCTTGCCGCGCCCGGTCTTCGAGCGCGACACCACCGCCTGACCCTTCGTGTTCAGCCGTCCCTCCGCCACCAGCAGGCTCGGACCTGTGCGGCGATAGACGAAGCGCAGGCGCAGCCCACGTCGCCGTTCCCATTCGCCGGGGGTGATCCGGCCGCCGCGCAGGGACTTGCCTGCGGCGGGCAGCGGGATCGCCAGCCAGAACCCGTTTTTCGAGCGGATCAGCGGCCCCGTGTCATGCGCGCCCACGATGACCGGAGCCTTGGACCAGACCAACGCCGCGGCGTCGAGGCTCTCGCCAGACTTCGGAAACGTCTGGCTGCGGATCGTGTTGGCGAGCCGTGCGCCAAGCCCTGCGCCAGTGACCTGGAGGCGCCACGCGGCCTTCAGCCCGGTCCCGGCCTCGCGCATGGCGGCCGTCACTGCGCGTTCGCCCGCCGCGACCTCTGCCGCCATCATCGCGACGATGTCGGGATCGATGTCGAGCTTCAGTTTCACGCGAGCCTCAGATCGACGGTCCAGACCAGCCGTTCACGGTCGCGGACGGGCTCGCCCTGAACAAGGAAGGCTTCGCCGTCGATTTCGATCCGGTCGCCGGGACGCGGGTTCGCAACCTCGGCAACGCGCAGGTCGATCCGGGTGGTCTCGGACCAGAGCCGGGCATCGCCGAAATCCGTGACCGCGTCCGCACGCCGGGCGACGACGCGCACCAGAAGAGGCGCGCCGCCCTCGGGCGTGTAGACCGCATCCCGGCCAATGTTCGGATCGGCGAAGAGCGCGCCCACGGCGGCGGTGAAGGCGCTCATCAGAACGTCGCGTTCAGGCGCACGCGGCCGATGGTGTCGCCCGCGCCGCTCGCCACCGCCTCGACGGCCACGCCGACGAGGGTGTTGTCGGTCGCGACCGTGGTGCAGCGCTTGTTGGTGTCGTCCCAATAGACCTTGGCGCCGACGGTCCACGCCTGCGAGCCGACCTTGGTGATGTCGAAGATGCCGACGAGCGAGGTCTCGACGGGCTCGCCGAGGGCGGCGGCGCCTGCGGCGATGCCGAAGATCGAGCCGACGAGCAGGCCATCGCCGGAGGCGACGGCATAGGGCGCAGTCAGGGTGATGGTATTGCCGGGCTGGACGTAGGTTTTCATGATGGGGATCCTCGTGGAAAGACGAAGGGCGGCCCGTCAGGACCGCCCGTGTGTCAGGGTTCAGCATGGGTTGCTGGTTATGCGCCCGGGTTCTTGTAGAGGCCGCGCCAGTCGATGGCCTTGGCGCCGAAGTCGAGGCGGCACTTGATCTCGACGCCATCGACATCGAAGCCGTTGCGGGTCTCGATGTAGGCGCCCTGTTGCCCTTCGAGATAGGCGTACTCGATGGTATCGATCTGGTTCGGGCTGGCCGCCAGATACCAAGCGGTCTCGCTGGCGGCGTCGAGCCGGGGCTCGCTGATCGGCGCGAGGGTGCGGATCGATTGCGGCACCACGCTGGACGTCGCGGCGGGCACCAGGTTCTGCGCGACCAGCTGCTCGGCTTTCAGTTCCAGCGAGGCCGGCACGATCAGGAAGGCGGGGCGGACGTTCAGCACCGTCTTCTTGTCGAGGCCCGTCTGCTTGGCCATGGCCGCCCGCGCCGCACCCACGCTGCTCACGTCGAGCGCCGCGCCGGTGCCCGCGAGGTTCTTGTGCGTGGTGTGGAAGAGCGCGTTGCCGTCGGCCATGGCCGGGTTGGCGGTGATGATCCCCCAGACGACGTCCGACTCCAGCTGCGCGATGGAGTTGCCGTACATCGCCGGGATGCGGGTGAAGGCGTCGAGATCGTCGTTGATCAGCGTCTGGCGGGGGATCGCGACCACCCGGCCATAGGTCTTGACCTTGTAGCTCTCCTTGCTCTCGCCCAGCGTGCCGCGCTTGAACTCGCCGCTCTCGCCCACCTCCAGCAGCTGCGGCGCTTCGCCGAGCTGGACGCGATGCATGGCCTTGAAGTCGGTGGCGAGCACCTGGCGGCAGAACAGCATGAAGGTACGGGGATAGGCCTCGTAGGCCTGCCGCAGCGTCTTGTTGGTGACGGCCGAGAGGATCTCGGGGAAGTCCGAGGTCGAGTGCAGCGCCCGCGTCGCCACCTCGTCGCGCGACAGGCCGCGCGTGTTCACCCCGGAAAGCCCAAGGCTTTCGCGGGCCAGTTCCAGCAGCGTCATGCCGCGATACTGGCGCGCGGCATCCTCCAGCGGGAACAGCGTCGGGCTGTAGCGGTGCAGCAGCGCATTCGCCACGGCATCGCGACGGGTGATGCGCTCGTCCCGGCCGCCGAGCGGGACGGAGACATGGCTGAAGGTGCGGGTCTCGTCGGACTTCGCGGCGACCTGGTCGAGGATCAGGCGGCGGGACTCGTCCACGCTGACGCCGCGCTTGACCAGGTCCTCGGCGAAGCCGCGCTCGAGGTTCAGGCGGCCCGCGAGATCGTAGATCGTGGAGACGCGGTCGCGCTCCGCCTCGCGGGCGCGGGTGGCGACCGCCTCGGTGTCGGGCGCGGGAGTGGCCTGCGTCTTAGGCTGGCTGCGCGTCTCGCTGGCGGCGACCTTCGGGTCGGGCGCAGCCGGTTTCGGCTCGGTCATGGGGGTGTCCTCGGTATCATTCGGCTCGGTCGGCTGGGTGGTGGCGGGGGTCGCGGCGTCGAGCGCCGGGGTTTCGGTCTTATCCATCATCGGGATCGGTCCTTTCGTGGTGGAAGGGGCGTCCCGGCGGTGAAGGACGCAGTCGTGAAGGGGATGCTGGGCCCGGAAACCGGCGGCGGGGTCGGCGCCGACGGCGACCGCGGAGACCTCGAACGGCGTCCAGTCCACCGCGCGCCAGAGTTCGCGGGCGGCCTCGGGCTTCGAGACCTCGAAGCGGTGGACCTGGTAGCCGATCGAGACCGCGCGGATGTGCCCGGCCTGGATGTCGCGCCAGATCGGCTCGACATCGGCGCGCTCGCTGATCCGCACCAGCGCGATGCCGCGTCCGTTCTCGATCCGCGCCGAGCCCGGTACGACCGAGCCGATCACCGCGTCGAGCGTGTCGAGCTCATGCACCTTCAGGAAGGGCGCGCCCGCGTTCAGCCGGTCGAGCCGGACATGGGCGGGATCGAGGCTCAGTTCCTCGTCATAGGGCTCGCCGAAGAAAGTGGCGCGGCGGACGCGGGCCCCGGCCGACCAGACCACCTCGACGGTGCGGCTGTCGGCATCGGCCGTGTTCGGCGCAAGCTCCGCCGACCGGCGCATGGCCGGCAGTTCGATCATCGTGTCCATGAAGGTCAGTCCTGTTGGTCGGCCTGCGCCGGGTCGGTTTCATCCGCTTCGGCGGACGGGTCATCGGCATCCGGATCGGCGGCCGGATCGCTGGTCTGCGCGCTGCCGGTCTTGGTGACGCGCCGCGGATCGCTGTCGAGCACCAGCCCCAGCGCGTCGAGCTTGGCATTGGTCGCGGCGATCTCGGCCAGCACGGCGTCGGGGTTGCGGCCCTGTTTCGCGATCACCTCGGCGAGCGTCATGGTGCCCGACCGGATCGACAGCAGGTTCGCCATGGCGTCCTTCTGCGGATCGACCGCCTCGAACTTCGGCGGCGACCATTCGACCGGCACATTGGGCGACGGGATCTGGCCCGCCGCCCATGCGGCTTCCGTGAACCACCGCCAGACGGGTGCGCAGAACATCGGGATGAACAGTTGCCATTGGACGGCGTCGATCTGGCGGCGGAATTCCACCAGCCCCGCCCGGATCGAGGAATAGTTCACCTGAGATAGGTCCCCGGTCAGCAGTTCATAGGGCACCCGGAACCCGGCCGAGATCGTGTGCAGGCTGGCCCGCTTGTATTCGCCGTAGCCGCCGGTGGCCGACGGCTGGTTGAACCGGATGTCCTTGCCGCCGCGTGCATAGGCGATCAGTCCCGGCTCGAACTGCTCGACCCGGTTGCCGTCGGCGTCGACCACCGAGGGCGCGATGCCCTGCTGCGCTTCGTCGTCGCCGAAGACGATGGCGGTGACGCAGGCCTCGGTCTTCTTGCGGACCAGTTCGGCCACTTCGTAGTCGTCGAGATCGCGCAAGCTGCGGATCACCGGCGCGCCCCAGGGAACGCCGCGCGCCTGCGTGCGCTGCTTCTCGTAGACGTGGGCGATCTCGGTCGCCGGGACCGGGCGGCTCTGCAGGCCGTTCTGCAAGGCCCCGTAGGCGTCGCCCGGGTGAGCGGCATGGAGCCAGTAGGCCCGGCGCTTGCCGACCGGGTCGAACTCGATCCCCTGCACGAGGCGACCTGCGCCGAGGGCGCCGGATTTGGTGGCGTCGAGGAAGTCGGCCTCGAGCACTTGCAATTGCAGCGGCACCGCAAGGCCGTCGCTCACACGCCGGAGCCTGCGGCGCACCAGGACCTCGCCCGCCTCGACCATCTCCCGGCAGATCAGCGTCTGCAGACCGTAGAAGTCGAGCTGTCCGTCGGCGTCGCACTCCGCCGTCCAGCGTTCGAAGAGCGCATCGACCTTTCGGTCTAGCGTGTCGTCGCCGCTGGCGGCGCGCGGCATGATCCCTGCGCCGATGATGTTGTTGACCAGCACCGCCACGGCCTTGGCCGCATGCGGGTTGTTGCGCACCAGATCGCGCATCCGGTCGCGCAGCAGCGCCCCGGCCACGCCGATCTCGGTATCGGCCGAGGATCCCGGCGCGCGCCACCCGTCCGTCCGCCGTCCACGTGCGGCGCCGTCATACCCCCGCGTCAGGGTCTCGAACGCCTGTCGCGCCAGCACGCGGCGCGCCGCCATGCGCGGGGCAGCGAACGCGATGGCGTGATCGAACCAGGTCGCCGACATCACCGGTCCCCGCGCGAGAAGCCCGCCAGCCCGGCCACCGGCAACGGTCGGCTGACGCCCGCTATGGCGCGCTCGATGGTGCGGATGCGGGCGAGCAGGTCTTCGGCCGAGCCGTAATCGACGGATTTGCCGTCATAGCTGACCCGGGTCGTGCCGCTGGCATAGGCCCGGCGCAGCGCCGAGAGCTCGGTTTCCGTCCAGTCGGTCATGTTCAGAACCATCCCTCCCGCCGCCCGAGCCAGTCGGAGCGGCGCTTGCCCTGCGGGGCCTGTCCCGGCCGGTTGATCTGCCCGGCGGGATCGGTGTCGGTGGGGGCGGCCCCGAGCTGATCCTCGAGGTCACGCCATTTCTCGTCGGGCCAGCGGTCCGCACCCGCGATCCAGGCGGCGGCGCGGGCATATACCCGGCAGTCCAGCGCCTCGTTGCGCTCGCGCAGCTTCTGCCATTCCAGCCGGGCGAAACCGCGCTTCGTGCGCACCGTCACCAGCTGTTCGGCCACGAACTGCTTCAGCCATTCGTTCTCGACCCAGTGCGGCAGGTGGACCGAGCCGGGCGGGAATGCCGCCCCGTCGGCCATCTCCTCCTCGGTCGGCCGCGCCAACCGCAGGAAGCGGTAGGTCTCGGCCTTGAAGGTCGACACCGCCACGGTCCAGAGCCGCGCGCCGCGCCGCAGGCGTTTGCCGCCCTCGGTCGCATCGACGAAGGTCGGACCCGACACCGGGCTCGAGCGGTTGAACCCCTCAACGCCCTTGACTGGCGATACCTGCCCAAACCCCTGCGCCCGCGACCAGGAATAGACGGCCGGGGCCTCGTAGCCGGTGTCGATGGCGAGCCGCGCGATCCTGAGATGCGCGCCGCGCTCGTGGGGCCAGCTTTGGTCCAGCAGCGCGGTCAGCTCCGACCAGGCGTCGTGCCGGTCCGGTCCGCCCTCGATCACGACGTGATCGACGAGCCAGCTTTCGAGCCCGCGTCCCCAGGCCCAGACGTCGACCTCGATGCGATCCTTCTGCACATCGGCCCCGGCGGTCAGGAACAGCCCGCCCGCTGGCACCGTGCCGGACGTCCAGCGCTCGCGCCGGTCGTAGAGCCGCTGCCAGTCCGGGGCTTCCCCGGTCTCGACCCATGTCTCGCCGAGGATCGTGTTGCGGAACGCCTTGATCGCCTCGTCCGACCCCTGTGCCGCGTCCCAAGCCCGCACGATCCGCTCCCAGCTCAGCCAGCCGATCGGCGAATAGAGTGCGGAGAGGTGATACCCGACCGTGCTCGGATCGGCGGCCGTGGCGGTCGCCCGCCATTCGCCGCCCTCCAGCATCGCCGTCTTGTGGTGCTCCGCGATGGGCTGCTCGCAGCCTTCGCAGTGATATTCCGCCGTCTCGGGGCGGCCCTTCTGCCAGCGCAGCCGGTCGAACTTCAGCCACTGCATCGCGCCGCAATGCGGGCACGGCACGAAGAACCGCCGCTGGTCGCTGGCCTCGTATTCCCGTTCGATCCGGCTTAGCCCCCGGATCGTGGGCGTCGAGACCAGCAGCACCTTGCGCCGGTGGGCGAATGTCAGCGACCGGGCCTCGGCCAGCGTGACCGGATCGCCTTCCTCGTCGGCGGACGCCGGATAGGCGTCGACCTCGTCGAGGAAGATGTACCGCGCCGGGGTGGACCGCAGCCCGACCGCCGAGTTCGCGCCGGTCATGATCAGGATGCCGCCCGCGAATTCCTTCGACAACATCGTGTTGCCCGCATCGCGCGACCGGGCCGGTTTGACGCGGTCCCGCAGCTCCGGGCTCTCGTCGATCAGCGGATCGATCCGCTGTCGCGAGTTGCGCTTGGCCAGCTCCACCGTCGGCTGGACCGCCAGCATCGGCCCCGGCGCCTGGTGGATGGCGAACCCGATCCAGTTATTACCGGCTTCCGTCGCGCCGACCTGAGCAGCCTTCATGAACACGACCCGCTGGGTGGGATCCCCGGGCGACAGCCGGTCCATGATCTCGCGCATGTAGGGCGTGCGCACCGTCCGATACCGCCCCGGTTCAGCCGAGGCGCGGCCCGAGAGCATCCGGTGCCGGTCCGCCCATTCCGAAACGGTTAGGTCCGGGTCGGGCCGCAGCCCGTTGCCCCACGACCGCAGGATCTCGCCCGCGCCGTCGAAGTCCGTCAGGCCATCGCCGCTCTCACCGGAAGTCGGGCCGGACCTCGGCGAGTTCGTCGAGGTGGGCGCGTACATGTTTCTCCAGGACCTTCTGCATCGCGGCTGGCTCCACGGTGATCTGCTGACCTGTCGCGTCGCTGCACGAGGCCGACAGCTCAGCCGCCATCAGCGCCGCCGCGCGCGCGGGCCAGTTCACCCATGCGTCCCGTTCCTCCCGCGCCAGCCGGAACACCAGCGCCAGCGCGCGGGCCCGCTCGATCAACTCCCCCTTCAGCTTCTGGAGCCGGATGCGCCGTTCCTGTGCCTTCAGCACCTCGTTCGCCGTCTTGGCCTGCAGGAAGGTCGTGCCGCCCCCGACGGCGGGGACCGCCAGTCCCTGTTCGCGCAGCGTGTCGCCGACAGCGGCCACCGCCGCCTCGGGGACTGGCTTCAGCTTCGGCGCTGGCGGCTTGCGGGTTTTCGACGGGTCCGTCGTCTCGGCACGCCGGGCATCGCTGGCAGCCGCGTTGATGCTGCCGTCGGGATAGAGAACCAGCCGTTCGGCGGTCTTCGCTTTCTGGATCGCGCCCCGCGACAGCCCGACATGCGCGGCGTACTGGCGCTCGCTCATGCCCTGCATCGAAAGCTCCGATTATCATTCAGAATCAAGCGCTTATAGAGTTGATAAGCCTCGCGGACAGAGGGAACGTGTCTCCAGAAGGACGATGCAACTCACTACGGAGCCACCACGATGACCACCCGCCTGAACCCGATCACCACCCCGCGCCACGAACTCCGCGCCGAGAAGGCGCGCCGGAACAAGGAAGCCGCGCTGAACGCCTTCATCGGCAAGAAGGCCGAGATCGACCAGATGCTCGCCCGCCTGCAGGCGCTCAGCGACGACCATTTCAACTGCGCCCCCGACGAGGCGGGCTGGGCCATGGTTGGCACTCTCGAACACTACGCCAGCCTCCTGAAGCGCATCACCGACAGCGCCTTCGGCGAAGGCGAACACGCCCGCTGATCTCCGGCACCGCCGGAACTCCCGCCGCGCGCCCTGCGCGGCTCGGGGTCGTAGAAGGCGCCGCATGTCGCGGGCCCGAATACGGAGACCCCAGATGACCCAGATTCAGCTTTCCGACGCCCAAGCCGTCATCCTGTCCACCGCCTGCGCGCGCGAGGACGGGGCAGTCTTCCCCGTCACCGCCAGCCTCAAGGGCGGCGCCGTCGGCAACGTCTGCAAGAGCCTCCTGAAGCAGGGCCTGATCGAGGAAATCGCCCCGACGGATCTCAACACGGTCTGGCGGCACGACGAAGAGCGCGGCCCGATCACGCTGCGCGCCACCCCGCTGGCCTACAGCACCCTCGGCATCACGGACGAGCAGGATGAGACGCCGCCGGCAGAAACGCCGACCGCCTCGGTCCAGCGCCGGAAGGGCACCAAGCAGGAGACCCTGATCGAGATGCTCCGCGCCGAGGGCGGCGCGACCATCGACGAGATCGTCGAAGCCACGGGATGGCAAGCTCACACAGTGAGAGGCGCCATGTCCGGCGCGCTCAAGAAGAAGCTGGGCCTGACGATCACCTCCGAGAAGATCGAGGGGCGCGGCAGGGTTTACGTGATCGCCGACGACTGACGCTGCACTACACGACGGTCCCGATGCCGCCGTCCCGCAGGGGGCGGCGGTATCTCATCGTGCCCCGCGCGCCCGGATCGCCTCGAACAGCCGCCGCAGGGCGAAGGAGCGCGCGATGCTCACCACGGTGAACACCGCGCCCATCTTCAAGTTCTGCGCCAGCGTCGTGTGCAGCCCGAAGACCGGGAAGATCAGGATCTGTGTCACGACCGCGACGCCGTAGCCCACGGCGACGTTGGCGATGGCCTCCACTAGCGACATGGCTCGAGATTGACGTGACGCCGAGCGGGCAGCGGGTTCGGAAATAGGCCCAAGGCCTGCCCTCATGTTCACTTTTCGCACCCCATAGCGCAGCGTGACGGCATTTTCTGATGGATTGCGCCATCAGCAGACAGAAAACGAAGCGCTTCCCCGCCGCACTTCGGAAATCGGAAGGCCGGGCCTTGACAACATCGAAGCCCGGGCGCATATAGGGTTCGCCAGACGAAGTCATGTGGCATCAAACTTCGAAAATCTTGGAGGATCGGCCTGTGAAGTGGTTTGAAGAGCACAAGGAGCTTATGGCGGGTTCGGATGACGAAGCGCCCGGCAGCTCATACCGCGCAATCGCAAAGATCGCCGATGAGGCCCTTGGAGGGCAGGAGATGATCCAGTTCGTTCGGGAGGGCTTTCTCAGCCAGAAGGCTTTCGGCGAGTTTCTGGGTGTTGGCGAGTCCACCGTCGCCGGCTGGATGAAGAGCGGTTCATTTCCGGACTATGCCAAGCGCGCCACGTTGGCTGCCTACTACTCCAACAAGTATTTTCGGCAGCTCAAGGACGCCAAGCGCGACGCTACTCGTCCCAAGGTGGTCAAGGATGGCGACCGCTACTCGATCGTGCGGTTCAAGGTTGATGAAGCCGGCGTGACCATTGGCGAGGTTCTGGCTCGGGATATCCCGACGAAGAAGGCAGCCTTGGTGTTTGCTGGCGGTATTCGCGCCTGGGAACTCTTGGGTGAAACCGAGCATCTGATCGATCATGAGCTCGAATCCATGGATCCGGAGGACAGTGCGTGGATTCAGGAGCTTAAGGATGAGATCGGCTTGGAACGCGCTCGCACCTTCGCTCACGACAAGCTTCTTGAACTCGAGCGCGAGCGCAAGGAAGCGACCAAGAACCTGGACCTGGACGATCTCCTGTCGATCGAACCGACCAAGAAGGCTGGTGATATCGTAGAGGACGAGGAGGACGGCGATGTCTAAGTACAAGCGTGAATGCCTTCGTCTTTGCGAACAGGCCGGGCTTGACGTTGCGTGCGTCGAACACCGCAGCCGCCACCTCGCCATGCACACCACGAAGGGTCTTCTGATCTTTCCTAGTACGCCGAGCGATTATCGCTGGCGCATGAACATGCGGGCCCAGGCGCGCCGGCTTGCGCGGAGCTGACTATTCATCTGGCAGCGCCGGTAGACGTCTAGCCGTCTGCTCGCGCTGTTCCTAACCGCTCGGCCTTCACCTCGGCGAAGGTCCGTCCGTCACCATCGAGGATCGCAGCGATCCCGGTCTCGGCCTGCCAACGTTCCACGGCGACATCGACGTAGGCCGGGCTGATCTCCATCGCGAAGACGCGGCGGCCGTTGGCTTCGCCCGCCATGATCTGCGAGCCGGACCCCGAGAACGGCTCGTAGCAAAGCCCACCGCGCGCGACGTGCTGACGCATCGGGATGCCGAAGGCGTCAAGCGGTTTCGGCGTCGGGTGGTCGGGTCGGTCGTCCTTGGCGAAGGACGGCATCTCCCAGGTGGAAGGCAGCGTCTGCTCGGCCACCTTCGGCGGGCGGTTTGGGCGGCGCCAGCCCATGAAGCAGGGCTCGTGCTTCCAGAGGTAATGCGACCGGGTCAGCACGCCCCGGTCCTTCACCCAGATGATCTGCTGATGAACGAAGGCGCCCGCCTTTTCCCAGCAGGCCTCCAGCATCGCCTGGCGGCGCGAGGCGTGCCAGCAGTACCAGGCGGCGTCCTCGGTGATGGCCTCGGCCACGGCGGCGGCGATGAAACCGTCGTAGAGCTCCGCACCCTGAGAACTGTCGTCCCAGGTCGTGCCGTAGGACGCAGACCAATCCTTGTTGCGCGTCGGGTGGTTCGAGCCGTCGTAGTCGACGAGGTATGGCGGGTCGGTCGCGAACAGGATCGCCCGCTCGCCGTTCATCAGGCGGCGCACATCGGCAGCGCTGGTGCTGTCGCCGCAGAGCAGCCGGTGGTCGCCGAGGATCCAGAGATCGCCGGTCCGCGAGGCCGGGTTACGCGGCGGTTCGGGGATGGTCACCGGCGGCACGGAGCCTCCGGCGCCACCTTCTTCACCGTCCCCCTCCGGCACGAAGGCCAAGAGCTTGTCCAACTCGCCGTCAGAAAAGCCGACCAGCGACAGATCGAAATCCTCGGCCAGCAGGTCGTTCAGTTCCGCCGACAGCAGCGCCTCGTCCCAGGTGCCGAGTTCGGTCAGCTTGTTGTCCGCGATGCGGTACGCCCGCCGTTGCGCCTCGGCGAGGTGACCCAGCACGATCACCGGCGCCTCGGTCAATCCCAGCTGCGTCGCGGCCAGGACCCGGCCGTGGCCCGCGATCAGTTCGCCGTCTTCTGCGACGAGACAGGGCACTGTCCAGCCGAACTCGGCCATGCTGGCGGCGATCTTCGCGACCTGGTCGGCGCCATGCGCCTTCGCGTTCTTCGCGTAGGGCTGGAGGCGCGACAGCGGCCACATCTCGATCGCCTCCGGGGCAAAGCTCAGCGTCATGGCAGGCAAGGTCCCTCGGTCGGGTGGATGCCGGTGCTTTCCGGACTCCGGATGCCGGGCCGGACTCCACACGGGGTCCAGCGGCTACCAGCGGTGTCCGCTCGGAAGGCCAGCGTTCATTGGTGTTTGCGCGGCGCGCGGGTGGCTCCGGCTTTCGGGTGGCTTCCCAAAAATCCGGCCCTGTCGCTGGCGATATCCCGCGCTTCGCCCGCCAGCATACGAATGTCGCGCAGAAGGAACCGCGAAGTCGGCTGAGGGGTTTGGCGGGGACGGACAGCGGCCCGCAAGGAAAGGATCAGCGCCTTTCCTTTTCCAACAGACCTGCCAACGAAAGGATGGTTTCGTTCGGGACCGCGCCGCGCGCGCCTCTCCCGAGCTTATCCCGAACCTAGCCCCTGAACCGGTTTTCTGTCCCGTCGAAAACTGTCCGCCGCACACCTTCCCCTCTGTGGCGCAGAGTTACGCGCCACCGGCCAGCTCGATTACCTTCCGCCTCGACAGGTTGCGATTGAACCGACGCCGGTTGAGCTTCAGCGAGATGACGCAGAGCCCGTAAAGCCAGTGCTGGTTGGCGGCCGAGCGTTGCAGTCCGACCGTCCAGCAGATGGTCTTCCACCGCTCGCCATGGGCGCGCATCCAGACGATCTTGCCATCAACGGGGTCGAGGCAGGCGGTCCAGGTCAGCGTCTCCTCCATCCGGCTGATCGCCTGCGGCGAGGGCAGCACCCGCATGGGCTTCGGCTCCTGGCCCACCTTGTCGGCGAAGCTGTGGACGATCTCGGGCCATGTGCTGAAGTAGCCCTGCCGTCGCGGCTCGGGCAGGCGCTTGAGCACGAAGGCCGCCTCAGCGAGACGGGCCTCGACGAGGGACGGGGTCCACTTATCCATGGCGCCCTCCCTCGTCGGAGGGGCGCGGCCCGTAGAGCTTTTCGCCCAGCTGTCGGACGAGTTCCCGCTCCGGCCAGGTCAGACGCGCGTCCTCGAGCGAGACGGCGAGCAGGCCCTGCTCGCGCCAGCCTTCGCGTTTCACCTGGTCCGGATCCCGGCGATGGCCGCCGTAGCCCTTGGGGTGCCACCTCATGCGACACCCCCGTTCGTGTCGATCGCCCAGAGCAGGAGCCCGATGGCGTCGGCCTCGTTGTCGTCGGCGGGGCTGAAGCCGCGCGCCCGCGCGGACGCGATCATCGCCTCCTTCGGCGCGTTGCCCTTGCCCGTGGCGTGGCGCTTGATCGTGCCGACAGGGACGCCGGCATAGGGCACGCCCCGCAGTTCCGCCCATGACGTGAGCGTGGCCATCAGCCCGCCATAGACATGGGCCGCATCGGTTCCGGCGTGGCGGCGCACCTCTTCGAACCAGATCGCGGCGACCGGCCCCGAGAGGCGATCGATCTCGGTGAGCCAGTTGGTGAAGCGCAGGTAGCGCATGCCGCCGCCGTCATAGCGGCCGGGCCTGAAGCTCGCAGTTCCGCTGGTGAGCAGCCCGTCCGGCGCGCGCAATGCCCAGCCGGTGCTGGTGCCGAGATCCAGCGCGAGAATGCAGCGGTTGAGACTGCCGGCAGCCGTGAGAGGCACCGGGGCGATGTGTGGGGAGCGGTCCATGACGACTTCCTCTTCGAGTGAGAGGCCGGGGCGGCACGGCTGCCTGGTGAGGGCAGCACGCGCGCCCGGGCCGGGATCGCGAGGTCTGGTCAGGGTCAGGTTGTCGTTGCCGGGAGCGCCCGGCGCTTCCTTCAATGGCTTCACCCCGTCCGCTTGAAGGAAGTGGGGACGCAAGCCATTGGCAGAATGAGGATAAATCTCTTCTTTCAATATTTCAGTTACTTCATGGGGTATGTGTGTGGCGTCGCTCCCCATCCACGCGCGCGACGGTCTCTGCGTGAAATATTGAAAGAAGTCCGCCGCGCCGGATTTCCGTTCCAGGACGTAGGCTTGGGCGGGTACTTCCTTCAAATGAAGGATGGAGGCCGTTGAAGGAAGCATCGTCCCGGCCCTCACCGCAGCGCCCGGAAGCGCATGGCCTTCCGACCCCCGGTCTCCTGCTCCACCGTGACGATGTCACCGCTCTCGACCAGCGTGAGCAGGATGTCATCGCGGTCGCGCGCCCGGAGCCATTGCGAGGCGCGGGTCAGCTCGGACTTGGTGACGCCTGCCGACCCGGCCTTGCGGATGATCTCGCGCACCCGCTTCAGATGCGCCTCGGTCTCGGTGTCGGCGACATGGCGCTCGACGGCGTCGATGGTGCGCCGGGCGAAATGGCGCACGAAATTGATCGCCCAGACAGCATCCTCGAGCCGGATGACGGGATGGACCGCATCCCGCCCCACGGCCAGGACGAGCGCGACCTTGGCCGCGTTTTCTGCGATCCGGGCGAGGATTGGCGTCTGAAATGTGCCGGCCGCGGCCCTGAGCTCGGCGGTGATCTCGTCGCGGAGCGCGTCGAAGCGACGCTGCGCCTCGTCGTCCATCGGCACGGTCATCGGATCGACAGCGGTCTCGGGGCCGGAGGTCCGGCCGGCGAGGTTGCCGCTGGCCCGGCCCCCGCCTTCAGCGAGGCGCTGCAGCCCCTCGATCAGCGGCCGGGGCGATCTTCGGAGCCCGGCGCTACGGTTCTCGTCCGGATAGTCCTCCTCACTCGGCAGGATGATGAGCCGGGCAAGCGAGCCGTCCACCACGTTGGCGCCCTGCAGCGCCCCCCAAAAATGCAGTGGCGTCGTCGTGCCGTAGACGCAGAGGCAGGGCTGCACGATGTCGCGCCGCTCGTTTGAGCCGTCCCGGTTGGCGTATTCCGCGCCGAGGAAGATCCCGCTGGCCGCAGTGTAGAGCTCGGTCATGTTGTCGAGGATCTCAGTGATGTGGCGCGGGCTGCGCTTGCGGTCGGCAGCCGCCGAGAGGAACATCCCGAACTCGTCGATCTGGAACAGGATCGCCGGCTGACGGTGGAGCGCGGTCAGGAGCCCCGCGCCCGAGGCGATCTTGTTGCCGCCCAGGTGGTGCGCCAGCCCCGCCGCGAAGAACAGCTCGTTGACGACCTCGCGGGCGTGGTTCTTGCCCGACCCGCTGTCCGCGATGCCGACGATGTAGAGGTTCGTGCGCAGGTCGGTCGTCGTGCGGTAGCGACGCCCCATCAGCGCGCCGAGGGCGCAGAGGCTCGCGCCCACCGCGAGAAGCGGCTGCGGTCTGCGCGCCGTGTCGATCATGTAGCGCGCGAGATCGCCCACGAGCCCGCCTGGGATCGTCAGCGTGAAGGACGGCACAGGCGCGAGGATCGGCATCGGGGCTTCGGGCTGGGCGAGCCGCGCGAGGAGGCCGGCTGCGGGATGCTCGTCGCCCGCGCAAACCTTCTGACTGCCGTCAAGCAGGAGGTCGGGGTCGGGACGCCAGCCCCTTTCCATGGCGAGGTGATAGATCGTGCCGGCGCCGATCCGCGCGGGCTTGAAGCTCGCCCAAGCCTTCGCCGTCGCGGCCGGCTCGTTCTTGGCCGCCTGCGCCGACCAGTCGGCGAAGAGCGTCGCGCCCTCCTCGCCCAGCGCGCCCTTCAGCGCCATGCCGATGCGCATCCAGCTGTCGTAGTCGAGCTCGGCGTTCGGCAACCACGCGAGCGCGCTCCGGATCGCGGCCAGCGTGCCGGCCTGTGCGTGGGCCGGCAGACACGGATGCCCGGCCCCGTTTGCGCCCTTCGCGCCGAGGTTCTTCGGGCGCATCTGGGGCGGGATCAGCGCCAGCGCCTCGTCGAGAAAAGCCGCAGCCCGGTCGGCGTCGATTTCGGGCAGGCTCTCGATGTCGAGATCAGCGAGCCCCTCGTCCGGCCAGGCATAGGGCTGGCCGGTGTCGGGGTGCTCGGCATAGGCCACGAACTGCTGTCCGAGGCAGAGCATCTCGAGCGGCGCGCGCCGGATCCCGGCGAAGGGCTCTCGCGTGCGATAGACCAGCAGCCGCTTCGGCGGCTTTCCGATCCTGAGCGCCGGCGTATCGCCCAGCTGTTCGCGGGCGAGACGCTCGATGCGGAGCGCCAGGTCGCCATCCTCGGCGATGTCGATGTCGAGTGCTGCGACCGCACCGCCGACGATCCCGACGCCGCAGTCGGGCCAGCTGGACCAGGTCGCGACCTCGAGCTCGGTCGTGGCGCGGCTCGCATGCCGATTCCACTGCGGGTAGTCGTGCCAGCCCGCGCGGGCGAATTGGCCGGGTTTCTTGGTGCCGGGCGCGATCGGCAGGATGGCGTAGCCGTTGGTCACGAGGCGCGCGCCGACGCGCGCCATCCACGAGGTGTCCGCCATCAGAAGGGCACCTCCGGGATCATGCCGTCGAGTCGTGCACGGTCCTTCGCCGCCAGGTCACGCAGGTGGTCGCAGTAGCCGGTGACGATCACCTCGACGAAGGTGTCCCACTCCTCCTCGCTGAGTTGGGCGAGATCAGTCCGGCCGAGGCTGTCGAGATAGGCGCCGCCGGCCTTTCCGCCCTCGACCATGGCCGCCGTCTCATTGGGGGTCGGATCGATCATGCCCGACCTCCGGTGGCAGATGTCCTGGCAAACCCGGCTGCAGAGGTCTCTGCGGCTCGTATCGCGCCGCGGGTCGGAGACGCGGAAGCGGGCGTCGAACCAGCCCCAGCCGCGGGGCTCTCGATGGCAGACGGCGCAGAGCCCGGCACGGCTGTAAGGCATGGGGCGAACCTGTAGGCGGTGATTTCGGTGAAGCGGCCCGCGGGGCGGACGGCGATCTCGGTGGGGCGGCGCAGCCGGTCCGCCAGGATGAGGGCCTCATCGACGGACGCGGGCACGTCCAGCTCGGGCGCCCGCTCGCGCCACCAGCTCGCGGCCTTCCGGCGCGGATAGCCGTCGTGCTCGAAGCAGACCCATTCCGTGTGGAAGGCGAGACCGCAGCGGTAGGTGACCTTGAGCGAGACCCGCCCGCCGCGCTTCTCATGGCGGCTGTAGGTGACGTCGGTGACGCCGACCCATTGCGGCTTGCCGGTCGACAGCACCTCCAGCGTCGAGGCGGTCGGCTCGAGCTTCACCTCGCGACCCGGGAACTCGAAGCCGCAGCCGGGGCATTCGAGCGCGGCGATGGCCACGATGGTCCCGCATTCGGGGCAGATCTTGGTGGGCGGCGGCCCGTCGCCCGGACCGCCCGGCCGCTTCGGCCGCACCAGATCGATGGGGCCATGCCGACGGACATTCCCCGCGAAATCGAGAACGAGGCAGTTCTCCTTGCCCTCGGCGAGCCGTGTGCCCCGACCGGCCATCTGGACGTAGAGCCCGGCCGACTTGGTGGGCCGCAGCATGGCGATCAGGTCCACGGCCGGCGCGTTGAAGCCCGTCGTCAGCACGCCCATCGAGGCCAGCGCCCTGATCTCGCCGCGCTTGAAGGCGGCGATGATCCGGTCGCGCTCGTCCTTCGGGGTCTTGCCGAAGATGGTGGCGCAGCTCACCTCGCGGCGGCGGAACTCCTCGGCGACATGGGTGGCGTGGCGCACGCCGGAACAGAAGGCGAGCCAGGACCGGCGCGTCTCGCCATGGGCGAACACCTCGGCCACGGCCGCGCGCGTGATGGCGTCGTGGTCGACCGCGTCCTCGAGGTCGCGCGCGATGAACTCGCCGCCGCGCGATCCCACGCCCGTCACGTCGAGCCGGGTCTTCGTCTGCTTGGAGATGAGCGGGGAGAGATAACCCTGATCGATCAGGTCGCGGACGGACACCTCGTAGGCGATGTCGGTGAAGAGCGCGTTCTCGCCCTCGTGCAGCATGCCGCTGTCGAGCCGGAAGGGCGTCGCCGTCAGACCGATCACCTTGAGCGCGGGGTTGATCGCCTGCAGGTCATTGAGAAAGCGGCGATACATGGTGTTCGACCGCCCGGGGATCAGATGGGCCTCGTCGATCAGCACCAGATCGGCATGGCCGATGCGCGTCGCCTTGTCATGGATCGACTGGATGCCGGCGAAGAGGATCCGGGCCCGCGCGTCGCGGCGGCCGAGCCCGGCCGAGTAGATGCCCGCCGGCGCCTCGGGCCAGAGCCCCAGCATCTCGGCATGGTTCTGCGCGATCAGCTCGCGGACATGGGTGAGGACAAGCACGCGCTGGTCGGGCCAGGCCTTGAGCACGCCGTCGATGAAGGCGGCCATGACGAGGCTCTTGCCGCCGGCCGTGGGGATCACGACGAGCGGGTTGCCGCTCTCCTTCTCGAAATAGCCGTAGATCGAGGTGATCGCGGCCTGCTGGTAGGGGCGCAAGGTCAGCATGCGGCGGCCTCCTCTTCGCGGGCGTCGTTGGTCCAGGCCGAGCCGTCGCGCATGCGGTAGGAGACGAAGTCCTCGCCTGAGTCGCTCACCTCGCCGGGGACGAGATCGGGGATGAACAGGTGCCGGGGGCACGCGCGGCGCTGGTCGGCAGGGTCGAGCAACCGGTCGTGGCGCGCGCAGTGCCAGCCGCCTTCGATGGGCGTGGAATGCAGGCAGGTCCGGCAGGTGACGGTCGCGGCGTCCTCGCCGTGGCAGAGCCCGTGGTGGTCGCAGAACCGGCACTCGAACCAGGCGGGATCCGCGCTGATCCGCTCGGGCGGATGCTGGGCGAAGATGATCCGCCGCGCCTTTTCCAGCAGGCGCTCGCCCATCTCGGGGTCGGCCGGGACGCGCTCGATGTGCAGCGCGTCGGTGTCCTTGCAGACCGCGACGTACAGCGCCCGCGTGATGCCGGTCAGGTGCATGTACACCTGCATCTGCGCGGCGTGCTGGGGCTTGGCGAGCACGACGCCCTTGGCGATCAGCTCGGCGAAGCTCTTCGCGGAATGCGTCTTGAACTCGACGACGTGCCAGGTCTTCGGCGCTTCCAGCAGGCCGAGTGCAACGGCGTCGAGCGAGCCGCCGAAGTGACCGCCATGGGCCTCGACGCGGAACTGCCGCCCGGTCTCGGGATCGACCTCCAGCACCGTGGCGCCGGTGGCGCGCAGATCGCGGACGAGCCGGGACTCCTCCAGCTGGCCGGTCTCGAACAGCCGCAGGATGCGGCCGGTGTGCCGCGCGGGCGTCGCCCAACGGAAATCATACCAGAGCGCGCGGGCGCAGGACTTGCCGATCAGCGAGGCGCCGAGGTGGTCGCGAAAGCCGTCGCCCTGCTGCGCCTCGAACGAGGCGTAGATCGCGGACAGGGTCGGCGTCGGGGGTTCGGGGAGCTCGGCCATCAGCATGCCTCATCCCGCTCGAGCCGCGCCCGCGCCTCCGCCAGCACCGCGGTCCAGGCGGCGCTGTCATGGCGTTCGCGCAGAACGGCGACGATCATGTCCTTCAGCCGTTCGCGCCGGCGGCGGCCGCCCTGACGGGCGACGATCTCGGCGCGCTCGCGATTGAGATGGCGCAGCGCCGTGCGCGCGCGGTGAAACCAGTCGGGGTCGATCGGCTTGGCCGTCCGCTGCCGCGCCAGATCCGCGGTCGCGATCTGCGTGCGGATCTTCGCGATGGCGTCCTCGATCTCGATCAGGCGCCGGGTGTCGTCGGGCAAGCCGGGGGCGTTCGCGGCCACGCAGGCCGCGTCGGTGATGTTGGTCATGGTCGGTCTCTCGGGTCTGGCGATGTCCTGGCCGCAAGCCGAGTCTCAGCCTGCGGCGGCCGAGGGCGTCAGCTCTTGCGGTTCCAGGGTGCGGTGGCCGGGCGGGCGGGCGCCGACTGCGCGGGCGCGCTAGCCGGCTGCGCGGCGGCGGGCTTCGGCGGGGTCGCCTGCGCCGGGGCCTCCGGCACCAGGTAGCGGATCGTGTTACGCTCGCCGTAGCCGTCCTTCGGGGGCTTCACGCCGACCTGGATCGTCATCGGGATCAGGTGCAGCTCCTCGCTGTCGTTCACCTGCAGTTTGCCCGTGGCGTGGCAGATCGCCGACAGCGTGCGCTGCGCGATCTCGACCGTGGTCGGGTTGGCGTTCACCAGGTTCAGCTGGTCGAAGACCTTGCGGCCCTGCTGCGGCCCCTCGAGGATGTCGAGCATCAGCCAGAGATACTTCCCCATGCCGTTCTTCGTGACGCGCATCTCGCTCTCGACGATCTGGGCGCGGTACTTGCCCGCGGGCAGGATCTCGTAGGCGGTGGTGGGCTCGATGCCGGCGGCGTCAAAGGCGGTGTCGAAACGTGCCATCGTGCTGTCCTTTCAGTCGTAATCAGGCGGATTGGGGCATGGCGGCCAGGAACTCCGACCACTCGAGCGGGAGCGTTTCCGGCAGGCCGTAGCGGTTCTTGGCGAGGAAGGCGGGGCGCTCCTCGGTGTGCATCACGCGCGCGCCGGACCCGAGCGCCCGGGTCACCTTCTTGTTGAAGCCGACGTCGGACTTGCTGACCGAGATCCGGTAGTTGGCGAAGAGCACCACGTCCGAGTGCTCCTGCAGCAGCGCGGAGGCGCGGGCCTGCAGCTTGATCACGTACCGGTCGTAGGGTTCGTGCTCGGGGCTGTCGAAGCGCTTGATGTCGGTGTGGGCGATCTGGATGACCGCCATGCCCTTGCGGTCGCGGAGCGCGTTCAGCCTGTCGATGTATTCGCGCCAGATGTTCAGCGCCTCGGCGTAGCCCTTGCCGAAGCCGGGGCTTTCGATCGACTGCCAGCCGTTGCGCCGGCAGGCCTCGGCCCAGATCAGCGGCTCCAGCCAGTCCACGCTGTCGACGACCACCGTCGAATAGGGGTGGTCCTCGTCGAGCAGGGCGTCGAGCGCCTCGGCGACCTCCGCGTAGCTCGTCGCCAGCGGGAAATGCGGCACCTGGAGCTTGCCGAGACCGTCCTCGGTGAGGACGAACACCGGCGCGTCGGCGGACGCGGCGAAGGTGGATTTGCCGATGCCGGCGACGCCGTGGATCAGCACGCGCGGCGGGCTCAGCACCGTCGAGGTGCGCAGGGATGCGAGCGAGATGGCCATCAGCGCACCTCCTCGCCGAGCAGCAGCCGGAACTTGGGCTTGGCCGTCCGGACCGTGCGCGCGGGCTCGAACTCCTGGCGGATGTCCGTGGGCCAGGCGGTGTACTTCCGCTCGGGGACGCTGAACGCGATGTCGACGTACTCGGTGGGATCGGCGCCATCGGCCCGGATGCGCTCGACCAGACCGGCGAGCATCGCCTGGTCCCAGTCGACGCGCTTGGGCAGCTCCGCGACCACCGTGACCGGGCCGTCCTGCAGCCTGACCGTACCGGTGTCCTTGCCCTCCGCGCGGCGCGCCTCCAGCGCGTCGTCGCCGTACTTCAGCGCGATGGCCCCGACGATCCAGTCGTAAAGGGTCTTGGCGGCGCGCAGCCGCTCACAGGCTTCGTCTTCAGCGAGCGCCAGTTGCTCACCGGAAAGGGCAATGATCTCGTCGATCGACATGGAGGACAGATCGTCGAGGGGGATGCGGTTGGGGATCGTCATGGCCACCCCCTCACGCCAGCTTCACGGTGGGCTTGTCGGCCGTGCTCGAGCAGTGCCGGTTGGCCTCGTAGGCCTCGACATCCTCGAGCCGGTACACGACACGGCCGCCGATCTTGATGAAGGCGGGGCCCTCACCGGTCCAACGCCAGCGCTCCAGCGTGCGCGGGCTTATCTTCCATCGAGCTGCCAGCTCGGCCTGGTTGAGATGCGTGACAGACATCCGAAACCTCATTGAGTTGTCCGTTGTGTCAATCGGCAGCCAATCGTGACCCCCTATCGGCATCCAAAAATGACCCCCTTGGAGCGCCCGGGTAGCTGGCCCGATGCGGTGTAGCCCTCACACAGCGCAGCCGTATCGGGCCAGCGGGTTCTCGGTCATTCACGGGTCTTGAAGCGCCAACTCTCGTTGCCGGTTTTGACGATGTCGCAGTGATGGGTGAGGGCGCGTCGTGTGGGTTTGGTTCATTGCGGGAGGTGCGTGGCTCGACTATAGTAAGGAAATGTTCTGAAACGTAAGGATTCGACATGCACGAATCGACAGTGACCTCGAAAGGTCAGACAACACTGCCACGCGATATACGGGCGGTCCTGGGGCTGCATCCGGGTGATCGGGTGCGGTATGTGATCCTGAACGGTGAGGTGCGGCTGTTGAAATCGCGACCGGTCAACGATCTGGAGGGCCTGCTGCGTCGGCGGGGGTCTGATCCTGTCACGCTCGCGACGATGGAGGAGGTCACTGCCGAAGCAGGAGCGGACGAGGGGCGTGGGGTGTGATCGCCATTGACACCAATGTGCTGGTCCGGTTCCTGACACAGGACGATCCGAAGCAAGGTGCCGCAGCATCCCGCCTGTTTGCTGAGCTGACCATCGAAAGCCCTGGCTTTATCTGCCGGGAGGTCGTGGTTGAACTGGTTTGGGTGCTGGAGCGCGCCTATCGCTATAGCCGCGCCGAGATTGCTGCTGCGCTGGAGGGGCTTCTGTCTGCGGCCGAACTGGAACTGGAAGCGAGCGATGATATCGGCACGGCGTTATATGCCTATCGCGACCAGGGCTTCGGTTTCGCCGATCTGATGATTGCAGCGGCGGCACGGCGCATAGGAGCGCGGCATCTGGTGACTTTCGATCAGAAGGCAGCCCGGCTTCCGGGTGTGGAACTGCTTGGAGCCTGATGGGAGGGCAGAGGGTTGCTGCCGCGCAATCCCGGACTGGATCCGGCGGAGCAGTGCGCGTAGCTGATTTTCGTGGTGCTATTGCGGCTCAACGGGTTCGTGTGGAGCGGGATGGAATGGTTGTCCGGGCCATCGCGAAATAGTGTTCAAATCCTGCCCCCGCAACCAAAAAATCACGTAAGATCAAAGACTTCATAGCCGAGCATAACGCTCGGCTTTTGTCGTTTGCTGTTTACATCAACGCTACATCAACACGACACCAGAAAAACCGCAACGGCGCGCATAAGCCCGCATTGGCAGGCATCACCGGGCTTCGCCGTTCGATACGTCCGTTTCTGACGTGCGCGTACTGCATCCTCTCTTCATCAACGGAGAGAGAAGATGACCACGGAAAAACATCTCGCACTCGAACTCGTCGCGGTCCTCGCCGATCGCTTCGGCCCCGGCAGCAAGGTGGCCAAGGAGGTGCCGGGCTGGATCGAATACCTGACCGACGTCGAATGCCCGGAACGGCCGCGAACCCGGCCAGGGGCGGCCTGGTGGGGGAGAGTACGCGGTCTTCTGGAGGAGCTGCGTGGCGGTGATGATCCACGCGAGGAAAACCTCGTCCGGATCAACGCGGCGCGCCTCGGGCAGCACTTCGGCCTGACCGACGTGGAGGCGCGGATCCTCGAGTTCTTCGCCAGCTATCGCAGCTTCGACATGTTCGAGCATGTGGTCGACCGGGCACTCCAGACGCAGGACGTGACGCTGCCGTTCCTGATCGCCCAGTTCGCCGGTGCCGATCACACTGCCGTCCGTGCGGCGCTTCGGCCAGATGGTCGGCTGCGGACTTCGGGGCTCTTGCAGAACGACGGGCGCAACTGGTCGCGCCAGTCGATCCCCTACACGGTATCGGATCGCCTCGCCGGTGCGCTGATGGCCGACTTCGGCAACATCGAAGAACTCGTCGCGCTCCTGTTCCCGCCCGCACCGCCGCCCGAAGCGGAATGGGGCGACTTCACGGGGCTGGGCGACAGTGCAGCCATCATGCGCAAGCTCCTGCAGAAGGCCCTCGCCGAGGGTACGCGCGGGGTGAACATCCTGCTCTACGGGCCGCCGGGGACGGGCAAGACCGAATTCTGCAAGGTTCTGGCCCGTGAACTTGGCGCCAGCCTGCGCGCGGTCGGCGAGGCGGACGACAGCGGCGAAGAACCGTCGCGGGGCGAGCGACTGGCCGAACTGGGCATCGCGGGTCGGATGCTGGCGTCGAGGCGTGACACCGTCCTGCTGCTGGATGAAATGGAAGATTTGTTTGGAGGTCGGCCCGTTCTTCCCTTCTTCCGGCCGGAGCGGACGTCGAAAGTCTTTGCCAACCGGCTCCTGGAAACCAATCCGGTCCCGACCCTCTGGACGACCAATTCGATCGAGACCTGCGATCCGGCCTTTCTGCGCAGGATGGCCTTCTCGGCCGAGATGCGCCCGCCCGCAGGGCCAATCCGCAAACGGATCTGGCAGCGCCTGGCGGATCGGCATGTGGCAATCGAAGATGCCGCGGCGATCACGTCGCTCGCGGAATCCCACGATCAGCCACCGGCGCTGGTGGCAGACGCGATGCGGGTCGCGCGGGCCTGCGGCGGCGGGATCGACACCTTCGAGCAGGTTCTCGGGGCGTCGGCCAAGGTGACCAATGGCGGTGTCGCGCCGCCGCCCCGCCACCACTCCAAGGCCCCGTGGGTTCCGGCACTGGCCAACACCGATACCAGCCTGACCCTGCTGGAAGCGCGGCTGGCCACGACACCCAAACCGCTGCGGCTGTCCTTCTGCCTCGACGGCCCGGCCGGGACGGGCAAGAGCGCATGGGCGCGTCACCTCGCGCGGCAACTGGGCCTACCGGTCATCGAGAAGCGGGCCTCGGACTTGCTGTCGATGTGGGTCGGCGGCACCGAAAAGGCGATTGCCCGCGCCTTTGCGGATGCTCGGGCCGAGGGGGCGCTACTGATCTTCGACGAGGCCGACAGCCTGCTTGCCGACCGGCGCAACGCTTTCCGTCAGTGGGAGGTGAGCCAGGTCAACGAGATGCTGACCTGGATGGAGAGCCATCCGCTCCCCTTCGTCTGCACCACCAACCTGGCGGAACACCTCGACCCGGCCACGCAGCGGCGCTTCACCTTCCGCATCCGGTTCGACTGGCTGCGCCCGGATCAGCTGCCGCTTGCCTGGGCCGCGCATTTCGCGGCGCCGGTTCCGACAGGCGTCGCGGCGCTGGAGCGTCTGGCCCCGGGCGACTTCGCCAATGTCGCCCGCCGGATCCGTGCCCTTGGTCAGGACGACACCGCGACGATCCTGACCGAACTGCGGCGCGAGTCCGCGGCGAAGGAAGGCGCTGCCCGGCCCATCGGCTTTGGCCGTTGACCGAGCGCGTTCGCAGCGGCCAAAGTCGCAGCGAGGGGCAAAGGAGGCATCATGCGCTATTCCCGTCAGGAGGATCTGCTGCGGCTGGCCGTGATGATGCAGGGCTCGGCCGAAGGCGTGTCGATCGCCGACATCGAACAGACCTTCGGCGTCTCCCGGCGCACGGCCGAGCGGATGCGCGACGCCGTGCTGCGCGCCTTTCCCCAACTTGAGGAGCGTCCGGGCCTGAACGGCCAGAAATACTGGCGCTTTCCAACCGGCACGCTGGGAAAGATGGTGGAACCCACCGTCGACGAACTGACAGCCGGGCACCGCGCCGCCAGCATCGCGCGGCGCGAGGGCGACCTCGACACCGCAGAAACGCTGGCAGGCCTGCTGTCCAAGGTGCAGGCGATGTTTCGAGAGGACCGCCGCCGTCGCATCGCTGCCGATCTCGAAGCGCAACTGATGGCGGATGGCGTCGCCTTCCGCCCCGGCCCGCGCGAACGCATCGATCCCGAAATCCTGCGCAAGCTGCGCAATGCCATCCTTGCCGGGGTGATGATCTCGGCCGACCATCGTGCCCGTGGTTCCGGCAAGCTCTCGCGCAACACACGCCTTGGCCCCATTGCCATGCTGTTCGGTGAAGGGCGGCAATATCTGCTGGCCTGGAGCGAATACCAGGACGACCTGCGCCTGTTCGCGCTGGCCGGGTTCGAGCGGATCGACCTCGAGGACGAGGTGTTCGAGCGCCCCGAGGACTTCGATCTGCAGGACTGGCTGGCCGAAAGCTTTGGCATCTGGCGCGAAGAGCCGCAGGACGTCGAATGGCGCTTTCTGCCCGAAGTCGCGGACGAGGCCGCGAGTTATGTGTTCCATCCGCGGCAGGAAACCGAGCGCCTTTCGGACGGATCGCTGGTCGTGCGGTTCCGCGCCGGAGGACGGCAGGAAATGGCTTGGTATCTGGCGAGGTGGGGGGATAACGTCGAGGTGAAGTCAGCAATTCTGTCCTGATCCACTGTTGGGACGTTGATCGGCTAAGCGGAGTATTTGCATGCCCTACCCAATTGCAGCGTTGATATCATGGCGTCCGTTCTATCAGAGTGCTGACGAGCCATTTTTCACACGACAAAATTATGAGGGAATCTCTCACGATTTTCAGAATTTCCTGAGGTCCGGATCGAGGAATGGTTTCTTCTATGGATATGTCCCTTTCATGGCAGTCAACATGAGCATCGAACGTCTTGCCGATGTCCGTGAGGACTATGCCGACGCTGAAAGTATCGAGGGTGTCACGGTCTATTGGCTCGCGCGTCGCCCTGCGGATAACGCTCTCTGCCTTGTCGGGTGGTACGAAAACGCAGAGGCGTTCCGCTATGCACAGCAAGGGCCAATGCGGCTCATGGGGAATCCAGAGGTCTGGTATCGGTTTCGGGCTCGGCAGGCTCTTCTGTTGGCGGAGGATCAACGACCGGTACTAAACCTCCAGGAACGGGAGTGTCTGAAATTCTGTGTATCTGATCTGGCCCATGCGGTTTTCAGATACGTTCAGGCGTCGAAGCGCCCGGCGAACATTATGGCCAGCTGATTGCGGGCCGCAACCCATTCCCGGACCGCGCGGCCACCCTTTTCGAAGTTGCGGATGGCGAGGAAGATCAGCTTGGTTGCGGCCTCCTCGGTCGGGAAGGAGCCCTTGGTCTTCAGCGTCTTCCGCAGCACTCGGTTCAGCGACTCCACGGCGTTGGTGGTATAGATGATCTTCCGGATCGCGGCGGTGAAGGCATAGAACGGGATCACCTCGGCCCAGGCGCGGCGCCAGGCCGGGGCGATGGAGGGGTACT